AATGCATGGTTCTTCCATGAATTATATTTCTCATAGAATTTTTCCTCCGTGAGTTTCCCGGCTTTCACATCTTTTACCAGTTTTCGAAATTTCTTCTTATTCTTCCGCTTGTTCTCTCCGGTCAGTTTCCGAATATATTTCCCATCGGCCGTCATATAATGATGAAATCCTAAATATCGCATTCCTTTTCTAAACGGTATGATCTGTGTCTTTCCGTTCAATTCAAGTCCAAGTGTTTTTAGCATTTCTCTGATACATTCCAAACACCATCTCAAATATTCCTTATCTTGATGAATCAAGTAGAAATCGTCCATATATCTTCCATATTCAGTTATTCCAAGTTCGCCCGTCACCATGCAGTCTACTGCATGAACCATAAGCAAGGCATATACCTGTCCGGCTTGATTCCCGAGTGGCAAGCCAGGATTCTCGCTGCTATCAATCAATGTATGATTCAGCCACGTTGTGTACGGGTCTGGGAAGAAATAATCTACAATATCTTTCAGTATTTCATGATCAATTTCGTAAAAGAAATGTCTTATATCGCATTTCAATATCCATCCGTCTACGCCATGTCTCTGATAGAATGATTCCATGTGGTCCCTTAATCCATCTAATGCATACAGTGTTCCTTTTCCTATTTGTCCAGCAGAATTGTATTTTATAAATACATTCTTCAATTTTGGATGCAGAATGTTGTCACAGAGTATGTGTTGCACTACCTTATCTTTAAACGAACACGATTCAATTACTCTTTGTTTCGGCTCATATATTTCGAACCGGTTATACGGAGCAACTGTATATGTCTGATTCTCTAACTGCTCTTTTAGGATATTGATTCCGTCTAAAGCGACATTAGAAAATCTTGCAGTGCTGCTATTAAATTTCTTGCCAGACTTAGCTTTTCGATAAGCGTAATACAGATTCCCGTAATCCGTGACAATTTCTTTATCCATTGGTACTCCTTTATATTTACCTCTATGAGGACGGTCCGTTTCCTTTTTGTATCTTTCCCGATTTCGGCTTGATGCCTACTCTGACTCCCTGTTATACAGAATGGGCGCACCCCGTGACTGTTGTTGTAGTTATTGTTGTTGACGTAACCGGACGGAGAAACAACCGCTTAACGGAAACGAACCTAAAGTGTATTTATCTTTGCCGGTCTTTAGTTCTCCATGCAATAGCCATATGTTTTACATCAGATACCAACTTTGACCAATATTCCACGCTCTTTTCACTGATAATATTTAGCTCATAGGACATCTCTATGTAGAAAAGTAGTTCATCACAATATGCAATTGCCTTTGTCTGCATCTCAAGTCGATCTCTTTTATAATTCTTGATATCCGTTCTATTCGCTTCAAAGAGCATTTCATAGATTTCCATTGACTTATTCTGCATTTTATCAACAAGTGAAAATCTATATTTTTTTGGATATCGGTTGGCATTGCTGGTCACTTTCAATGTATGGGTGGCCAGTTCCTTCGCTTTTTGAATTACTTTCAGATCATTCTCTGCCATTAATCATCATCTTCCTCACAAGATTCAAAGATTGAAGAGGAAAAGATACAAACTGGGCGCACCCCGTGACAGTTGCGGCAGTCATCGTCGCGGACGAAACCGGACGGAGAAACAACCCGAACAAAGGTGTCATCATCATTACAAGCTGTGCTGCTTGGTGTAAGTGTCCACCACCATTTGCCTGTATTTGGCAAATGTTTTCTATACTTCCGGTATTCATCCACAGAAATAAGCGAAACATAATCTCTACAAGTTCCATATTCCGTCTGACCATCCAACGAAAGTAAATTGCGTTCAAATTCGACCAGCGAATCTGTCCCTAATTCGCTTTCAATCTTTTTGCGGAGATCAGTGTTTAACTCATTCCTCAAATCACTGGATTTCCAATCGTTGCAATTATCATCAAACTCTCTGTCTCTTCCGTAAAAATCTTCCGAAATTGCAAAATATCCTTTTTCAAGCTTGTCCAACACCAGCCACTTAATACCGGCAACCTCAATTGTCTTTCCGATTCCCGGCTTCTGGTATTTTTTTCTTAACTGTTCAAAAACTTCATTAAGATTTTTAAGGTTTTCTCCGAATTCTTTTAACGTCATCATGTTTTACTCCTCCTAAACTTTGGATACAAAGATATTAGATTTTAAGATACAAAATGGGCGCACCCCGAGACTGTAGTAGTAGCCATTGCAGTTGACGCAACCGGACGGAGAAACAACCGCTACTGAATACTCCCATCCTCTTTCTTTCGTACTCCAAGGTGTGCAAGTCCAGTACCAATCCGGGAGGTCTTTGTTTACAAGCAGATCATTGTATTCACGTGCTTCGTCAAATGTCAGAGGTCTTACTTTTGTCAAAAGTTTTCCAAATACTTCCTGTCCATCAAGTGTTACTAATCCGGCTTCATTTGTGCAAATATTTTCTTTCCCAAATTCTTCAGAAAACTCATTGAGAATTTCGCCCTCACACAGTTCTCTTAATGATGATTTCCTGTATTCCGTACAATCATCATCAAATTTCACATCTTCACGATATAAGTTTTCTGTAATAACTACAGTGCAATCTTCTTTCTGTTCCAGTACAATGAATCTTCCGATACCTGTATCAAACTTTCCACCAACCGGAATGTCTTTCAGCATCACTTTGTTTTTCCGGTCTTCTTTTTCGATAGTTGCTACTAAGTTCTTTGCTAATTCCAATACATTACTGCTCATTATTCTTTTCCTCCTGTTTCTTTCTCCAATATTCATACGGATCCGCATAATGTGGCTTCCGTTTAAAATCCTCAATAGCCTGTTCCTGTCTTGTCACAAAGTCACCTCCGAACATCGTTCTTTTTGTTACGTCTTACTATTCTCCGCTTTTTCTTTGTTTCTCCAGGTAATTCAGCTTTAGCACTCGCCCAACTACAGTCTGCCAAAGGACAGATAAAACAGTTTGGATAAGTGCATCCATCCGGTTTTGCCATATTCTTCCTCCTATGTGATAAGCTTTCTCTCTAAATCATTCATGTCATAGTTCCGCCCATCGAAATTATTGAATCCTTTTTTCTCTTGTCCGCTATCCTCGTACTGTCCCTCAGACACTTTTGTGAAATTGTTCGGCAACACAAACCAGTCGAATGTTATCTTCCAGTTTTTCACTTTCCCTTGTAAGTACTTGCTTTTCTTCACATTGTCCACTGCTTTCAAGACATCATCCAATCCGTTGCTTTCTAATCTCGCTTGTAAATTCTGATATCTCTTGGAAGTCTTTTCTATCTTCTTTACAGGTTTTATCCCGTAGCTTTCCAAATCGTTCCAAGCTTTTATGACAGCTTCAACGGATCCATTGTCTTTCTCCGGCTTTTCTTCCTGTCTTATCGGCTTATCTTTTTTTTCATTCTTCTGTTCGGTCTGGTATCTTGCGTAGTTATTCACCGTATATACGGTATATCGGTTGGTACTTTTGCATGTGATTTCTCCCGTCTTTTCCAGGTGCTTTAATGCTGTCTTTACCTTGCTTTCGCTCATTCCTGTTCCTTTTGCCAATTTGTCTATCGATGCAACAAATGATCCTTTTTTTATCTCTTCGCCACGATAGCTTGCGTCTTTCCAATTCGCTTTTAATAGCATGTGCAAGAACAGATGGCATGTATTTACGTCTGTATACCAGTCCCATTCCAGTATTTTTCTGCTAAGTTTTATGTAATTCTCGCTCACACCTCTTCAATATCCACCTCAATTCTCGGATTTTTCTTATCAACATAGAATTCATCCGTGAATCCCACTATGTTTTTCCACCCATCGTCCTGTAAGACTTTGGTATCTACTAATGCATCTTGTATACACTTTCGTCCAAATGCGCTCACATTATCCAAATCCCGTCTCTTGTCCGGTTCATACCATCGGTAGTGCATCCGTACCTTTCTTGTTATTCGCAATCTTCCGAATTGCTCATATATAGCTTGCATCACACGGGATTCATTATCTTTCTTCATATCCGCACCTTTATACCTGTTAGTATTCAGTGCCCGGATATAATCATTCATGTTGTTCAGTTTCCCTTTTATGATTAGTATGTAATGCATTGTATTCCCCCGCATCTTTCCAACTTTTGAATGTCTGTGACATACATTTTCTTTTTTTAAGCGTCGACCTCGCCCTTGATAAATCTTTGTTGACATATTCGTGATACATCTTGGTGTCTATTGGATCACTTGGTATCGGTCTGAATATCCCTTTCCCTGTGTTTACGATGCAATCACCATCACAGTTTGCTTTCTCTATCATTCTTCTCAAGGCTCTATCTACGTTTGGGTCTGCCGGACGTTGCATTGCGTTTTTGTGTCCATCTGATATCCTGATAAAATAGCTTTCTGCTATCTCTCTGCTATTCTTTCCCAACGCTTTTCTCCTTTCTGCCGGAGTGTGGCTTCTCCGGCCGTGATACAATATCTTGTGCTGTGCATATCGAATGGGTGAGATGATATGCGTTAGAACCTGTTAATAGTTCCTTTTTTGCCACATGAATCTATATTTATTTGGTTACAACCTGTTCTTTCCGAACACCTGTATGAACTCTTCTCTTGTCCCATAGTGTTCTTCAAAATATCTCTGTGCCATCTGCTTAAGTTCTAAGTCCAACCCACTGTTTGGGTTCCCGTGTACGCTCTCGGGCGTAAATTCGTGTAAATGTGGTGCTAACGGTATCACAAATCCGTATTCTTCCGATTTTTTTCTGTACGGACCATAGAAAATGTGGTGTCTGTGGCAGTTTGGACTTCCTGTAAAGTAGCAGTGCTCCATATCGTCAGTGAATACACTTTTAAGTCTTTTCGCCAATCTTCACACCCCATCTTTCTTTCATTTCGCTGATTTGGTTCGGTGTCATAGTCTCTATGCCAAGTTCTCTTGCTTCATACACAGTCCCGTCAATCAGTTTTGCCATTTCATCGGTATCGTAAGTATGTGAACCTCGCATTACCAGATTTACCCGGAATACTTTTCCTTTGTGATTGGTGGTTGTCTTAGATGTAGGTTGCAGATGAACAAATTCCACATTGTATGCGTCTATATCATCGTCCAACGGTAGTGGGACTAATGCACCGTTAATGGTTTCGTACTGTCCGTATTCCGCTATTAGCTTATTCTTTATGTACACCTTGCTGTTCCCGGTCGCATCTGCAATCTTTCCAACCAGTACATGAAAGTAAGAGTTTGCATCGAGACTTCTTTTTTTCTTGTATTCCTTAATCGTTATTGCAATCTGCTTACCTCTAAAGTTCTCAAATGCCTGTCTTGCGTCTTCATTTAGCGTCAGACTGGCTTTCTGCTTATTGGTGGCAAAATCCACCGCTAAGCCATCAAAAGTCCCTGTATAGTTCATTAATCATCACCATACTTTTTCTTAATCGCATTCAGCATCATTGCACATTCTGTTTCTGTAAGTGTGTCCACCGTCTTTCCATTTCCGCATACCCAAGCTTCTAAATCAATGCCGTGTGCCGTACACTGCGTTTTAAGCGTTTTCTTTTTTGCTTCTGATGCAAGATTCTCTCCAGTTCCAGGAATCTGTGCTTCCAGTTTGTTGTATTCTTCTTTCAGCCATAAGTTAAATCCAAGTCCAGTATGAATAGCCACACACTTCACAAACGCTCTGCACATGCTGTTCCATACTCTCTGTTGGCTCATGGAGTTGTCCTTTACTGGATTTGCGCCGTTCATTACTGGTGTCTGCATCTCATACTCTTTATCGTCAATCACAACTTTTATTCGTGTTTCATAACAACGATTTGTATTATTGTTTTTGTCCTTAAACTCGATGTCTGTTTTTCTAAGGCTACTTCCGGTTTGCGGATCAGGAATTGGCTCCCAATACACCTCGGTAGCACCATTCTGTCTCAGCAGTTCAATACATTTCGCCCAGTTCAAATACGTGAATCCATCTCGTTTTTCGCAATACTGGCTTACATCGACTTTCACTAATTCCTCGTAGCTTTTAAGTGCCATTTATAACATCCTCCTATACATGTCATTCAAGCAATCTTCGCATAGCTTCTCATCGTCTACCGTGTATAGATATTCACCCTCATACATCGGCACACCGCATGAGCTACAGTAAGTTACTGGTTCCGGCTCCGGCGGTATGGTCTTCCAATGGTCATAGCCTTTAATGCTTTCCATCTTCATCCCACCCCATTAACTTTAAAATCATGTCTCGCTCAACATAGCTGCTTTTGCGGACAAATCTTTTCAGTGTATCCAGTTGTGCTTTCTGGTATGCATATTCCTCAACAACTTCTCCGTAATCTTCAACAACGTCTGCTACCGCATCTATCACGCTTTGTAAGCTATCTTTTTTCTCTTCTCCCATGTTCAAATCCCCTTTCATGTGTTATAATTTCCTTGAATGTTTTTCTGAGTGCTTGACTGGATTTTATCCATCGGCACTCTTTTTCTATACGCATCCGGCTATCATAACCGCCAATGCGTATAGCGTTATCACAAGTGCTATCCTGTAGTAGTTAAGCTTGTCTTCCATGTGCTACCTCCTACCAGATCATAAGTGTCAGCATTGCGATGAATGTGACAAACCATAAGCAACGCCAAAAGATTAATTTTCTTTTCAACTTGCGGATGATCTCTGTTGCCATTGTCATGTGTGCTTCCTCCTGTTCTTCAGATTTGCGAATTACAGGAGAATGTGTTATAATCAACCTGTATTCGCTAAGTGTTCTTTAGCGGTACACCGCCCTGTCTGGTATGCCAGTACCAGCGGGGCACTTTTTATGTCCCTTTTATCGTCAGACCGATTGTGTCTGACATATATCTATATTCTTTTTATTCTTATTCTTCTTTATATTCTTCTATTGTTGTTAACTGGCTTGCGAATTGATTGTTAATTGATTGTTATGTGGCTTGCTAACCGTTTTCACTTGACAAGCAGTTTTGCCTTATTTTTCAAGGGTTTTAGCTTGTCATTTGCTTGTCAACTGGCTTGTCAAAATTTTCGATTTTTTGAAAATTTCTTTAATTTTGGCTTGTCAATTGATTGTTATCTGAGTGACGTTTGGCTTGCGACCAGTTGCCGTTTTCCCCTTATTTTTCAAGGGTTGTGGCTTGCTAAGTGGCTTGCGATTTGACCAAAAATCAACTACCATTTTCACATTTACCTTTTCAATAATTTGAATACATTGAAAAATAAATATTTTTAGGCTTTTTTACTGCCTTTCGTACCTGTTTTTTTCACCTTTTTATATGCGTTATTACCGCCAATGATGTTCCCATTTTTGTCAAGTTCGTCCCAAACATAGCGTCCTTTGCCGGAGTTTCGCCACTGTGAAAAACCTCTCAATTCTCCGTAGTCAAGCCATTCTTTTATGAGTTTTACATGGCTATCTAGCATACACTGAACGGTAAATTCCATTGTTGTGCCAACCGGAACGGTCTCTGAACATGCAAGGGATATTCTTTCTCCCTGTGGTGTATTTGCCCGGAGCGGTCTCTGACACGTCCCCATATCCCCGTCAAAAATCAGTGGAATTTTGCGCTCTTTCACAAAAATAAGACCGTCAATCTCCTTTTTGTACGCTTTAATTTTTGATGATTCACTGCCCTTTACTTTACGAAGCATTCCGCAAGAATCTTTGAACATGCCTTTTAACTGGTAGTCATATACGAACGGCTTTCCGTCTTCGTATTTGTGGAAAATCGTCATTGATTTCTCTTCCACTGCATCTACACCCAGTGTTGCTACTTCGTCCTCACGGGACGGTGCGTCCGGCGCTTTGGATGCAATATAAGTCCGGTGAATCTCCTTATCCGCACACTGAGAACCTAATACTTCCTCAGTGAACGTAATTCTTACTTTCAGTTCTTTCATGATACTGTTTTCTCCTTTTCAATTTGTTTTGGTTGCTTTACCATTCTGCGCTCTTCCTTTTCTTGTCGAAACTGTGCTCAGCTTTTCCGTTTCAAAGCTTTTCACTTCGTTTCCGTCTCGAAGCATCGCCTTTCCTTTTCAAGGCTATTCCATGCTATTCCGTTTCAGAGCTTCTCTCTTCAATTCCTTATCTTTTCGTGTCTGTTCGTGCTGATCTGCTACTTTTCTTATCCGTGCTAAGCGACACAAAGCCATTTTATTTCCGCGCTGTTCATTTCCGTCTCAGTTACATTCAGTGCTTAACATTTCAGCTCCATAGCCTTTCAACTCTTTGCTCTTCCATTGCATGTTGTCTTTTCTTCTGGATTCTCCTATACTATTCATACAGGCACTGCCATGCCGAGTAATTCGGAAAAGTGAAAAGGAAAACTAATCAAACTTTGCTCTGGCAGACATCAGCTCAGCCAGAGCTTTTGTCATTTCGGTTAATTCCTGGCTTTCGTAAATAGATGCAACACGTGCTGTTTCTTTCTGCAAAAAGTCACACAGTTTTTCAATGGTTTTATCTACTTTTAAAAGTTTGTCCTGTTCCATGTTGTCACCTCCCTATATTCAATTTATGTTATGCATTGACTTGTCCGATGTAATAAAACAGTAGTAATGCTACCGCAAAATTTATTGAAACCTGTGAACTGCAAGTCAAATACGGCACTCTCAAAAACAACCAGAACGGTTTTTCAATTTCTGTTACGATAAACGCCACAATCAATGCAGTTATCCCGTATACCGTGCAAATAACCGATGCAGTTATCATCTTTGTTATCACCCCTTTTTGTGTTATAATTTTTCAAATGCTAAAGAAAAGAGGTTGTATAATGCACGCAATTTTTAATTTCATGCAAGAATTATTCACAAGAGAAAATGTAACTTTTGCTATCGCAGTTTTCGGTGCTGTCGGTACTGCCAGGAGCATATTCCAATCCCGAAAGAAAGTAGAATTTATTCCGTTGGGATATACGCTAAACGAAGACCATGATTTGATTGTCCATTTTGAAATTATCAATCATTCCACCACTGCTATTTCCATCGTGAACATCTCTTATATTTACGATGGCGAACATTATTCGTGTTCAAAAGAACGTGCTATTGCCGAGTCAATTTATCACGAACGTATGCACGTACCTTGTCTGAAAGACTTTTATACACAACCTTTTCCTCTACAACTGGTGGGTCGTGGTGGCACTTCGGAATATATTCGGTTTGAACTTCCGCCAGAAATTCATCCAGATTTTTCCAAACCTCAGACTTTTCAAGCGTCTGCCAATCGCGGAAAGGTAACCGAAATGAAACTTTCGCTATCTGATCCGTCATCATCCAGTTTACGTAAACATCATATTCCGACTTCAATCCGTTTGTTCTTTCGAAAATAGTTTCTACACAATTACCGCTCACTTTCTGGGATATTGGCTTTCCATTGCCTAATGGACTGTATTCCACGCTATCACCTCCCTGTATTTAATTGCAAAATCCTATATTTTAGGATTCTCTGTCCACAAAAATAAAGTCCATAGGAATACCAGAAAGTTCACTGATGGTCCTTAACTGACTTAAATCCGGCTCCGTTTTACCCAACTCCCAGTTAGTTACAGTCGCCGGAGAAACGCCCACTTTCTCAGCAAATTCTCTTTGTTTCAGCTTAGCATTAACTCTACATGCTGCTATGGAAATCCTCGGAACTTTGTAAGTCTCTACCATTTAGGTTCCTCCTTTCTTTATCTTATGCCTGTATTATAATCCTATTTTTTCGTATTGTCAATATAATAATTTAATTTTTTAGGATTCTTGTTGAATTTTTTAGGATTCTGTGATACTATAATAAACGTAGAGAGGAGGTGTTAACATGACCGAGGAGGAACAGAGAAAAATCTTCGCAAAGAACCTAAACTACTACATTTCCAATAGTGGAAAGCAACAAAAGGAAGTTGCTGAAGCGTTAGGATTCCCCCAAACAACTTTTAATACTTGGTGCACTGGCAAGATAATGCCGAAGATGGGAAAGGTACAGGCAATAGCTGATTACTTTAAGATTTTAAAATCCGACTTGATTGACGATAAATCATTCAAGGAACCATCAGAAGAATTTCTTGAGATTGTAGCAAAATTAGGCGCAGACGATGAACAGTTTCAGAAAATTATAATTGATTATTATCACATGAGCACAGACAGAAAAAAAGTTTTTTGCGAGTTTTTCAACACTTTCGTTTCTGGCAACTAAAAAGGAAAAGGGGACATTAAGTCTCCTTTTCCTTTTCTTCTCTATAGCACGCTTTGACAAAATAAAATACCAGTTTTAAATATTTTTCGCTTGTCATTGCGGTTACTGCTTCAAGAATCCGAGTTTTGTAATATTCTTGCTGTTTCTTTTCGTCCACATAAATCCCTCCAATATCCCGACACGTCATTCCAGTAGCGATTACCTATATTATAGAACATATGTTTGTTATCTGTCAATGTTTTCGCTGATAGCATCTTTTACTATAAGATAGATGTACCTCATTAGGCGGGGGTCACGGATGCCTTTTATCATCCGTTTGATTTCGTTTTCATAAGTATCCGTCCATGTTTTGTTGCTCTTGCTGTTCATTTCGTCCTTTCCCATTAGATTACCTCCTATCAATGGCTTGACAAGTGCCATTTTTGTCTTATAATAATACATTGTAATACCTACATAGATTATAACTCGAAACTATAGTCAAGATGTTGGCCAAAATATCGTATTTTTCTTACAAAAAGAATGAAAAATAGCCAAGATATTAGCCTTTTCGACAGGATGTGACGTAATGCTAACGAAAAATGAAATGTTGGATAACTTTGCACATAACATCGAAGAAGAGCGGAAAAGACTTGATTTTACGCAAGTTCTCTTTTCTAAGATGCTGGGTGTATCTGTGTCCACATACAAAAACATCGTTTCACGGAAGACTAATAATCTTGACGTTTTCTTAGCACTAAGGTTGTCGCAACTAACTAATAAACCTATCCCTGATCTCTTAGGGTGTTCTTCTAAGGAATACGAGGTATTGGGAAAATACAGGCAATTGACTGACAGACAACGTGCGTATATTCTTGGTAAGATGGACTATGAACTCTCTATGAAAGTGTTGGAAACGGATCCCGAAAACATGTTGGATGTTCTATGTCTCACTGGCGAGATGGCCGACGGTATGATATTGGATTCCTCACACGAAGAACGGATATACTGCCCGGAATACATACAAAAGTACGGTGAGACGTTACATTGTGGCATAAAGATAACGAGCAACCACTTGCACCCTGTGTATGTTAAGGATGATATCATCTGCATATCCAAAAGAACACCAAGAAACGGTGATACCGTGATTGCTATACACAAAGAAACAGGACGTGCGTATATAAGACGGTATGTACATGGGAGCAAAACAAAGTTAGTCCCGATTAATGGATTTGGTGATACTATAGAAATTGATCCGAATAGTTTTGAAGAATTGGAACAATGGGTGATGTTTGGAGTTGTGATTGCGGTATTAAGAAGATAGCATACTATGTATGCGGAGGTATTTATATGCAGAATAAAAAGGTCTTGGAATTAGATAGCTTTTTCGGGAAACTTGTTGCTTGTGATGAATATGTAGAGATTATTCCTATGTATGTAACAGATTCTCGAAAACAAGGGAGAAAATTCTATTATCAAAACATTAGCGGTATAACATGCAAAGAACCAAGTGTTTGGTGGGGGCCTGGATATATACAATTTATAATTCCGGGAGAACAGGCCAAGCAAATAAAATGGATGGGCAAAGGCTGGAAGAATACTGTTAAAAATGATCCAAATTCTTTACTTCTTTCGGTTATAGGAAAAGATTACAAAAAAAGATATAAAGAATTTATGGATTTTCTAAACAAAAAGATAAGCGACAAACCAGAATCTACCGCAGAAGTTGCAAATGATCTAAATCAGCTAAAAGCATTAAAAGAACTTCTTGACTGTGGAGCAATCAATAAGCAAGAATTTGAAGAAAAGAAAAGAAAAATACTTAATAAAATATAATCATAGCATACTATATAAAAAATTGAAAGGAAACATAAAAATGGATGACGGCAAAAAATACTGTAAGCATTGTGGAGAACGGATAGATTCTGATTGCGTAGTATGCCCGAAATGTGGTAAACAGGTGGAAGAATTAAAAAGCAAAGATCAGAGCATAATCATAAACAACGCTCCGTCCGCTTCTTCTTCCGCAAGTTCCAGTGCAAGTGCTTCTGCTTCTTCCTCTGCAAGATATTATGGATGCCCCAAAAATAAATGGATAGCATTTTTCTTATGCTTATGTTTGGGATTTGTTGGCGCACATAAATTTTACGAGGGAAAAATAGGCATGGGAATCCTGTATATATGTACGTTTGGACTTCTCTTCATCGGTGTGATTATAGATTTGATTGCTATCCTTGGAAAGCCAAATCCATATTATGTGTAAGGAAAAGTTAAATGGGAAAGAAAAAAAGTGGTTGTCTTAAGCCTATACTTATAGTAATTGCTATATTTATAGTGCTCGGTGTGATAGGTTCAATGGCCGGAAGTGATAAAAACGAACCCAAGAAAGTAAATTCTTCTTCTGACCAAAGCACTACAAACACAAAATCAAGCGAAAAAGAAGAAAAAGAAGAAAAGACAGAATTCCAAGTTGGAGAAACAGTTTCGCTCAAAGACGTTAATGTAACATTGGTAAGCTACACAGAATCAGCCGGAAGTGAATATGTGAAACCGGATGATGGAAAAGAGTTTTTGATACTTGAATTTAACATTGAGAACAATTCTTCAAAAGATATCAATATCAGTTCTGTAGCGAACTTTGAAGCTTATTGCGATGATTATTCGTTGAATCAAGACATTCTCGGACAGCAAGCACCAGAAGCAGAGGGAAAGACGCAATTAGACGGATCAGTTGCTTCCGGAAAGAAAATGAGTGGAATTATCGTATATCAAGTACTTACAGGCTATAAGAGCTTCGAAATTAATGTTGCACCGGATTTCTGGTCAACAAAAGATATAAAGTATGTAATTAATAAGTAATTCAAAAATCCCACTACTGGCAAGAAAACAGTAGTGGGATTTTTTTGGTATTGTATGTAAAGTGTAATGCTCTTGTATTATTTTACGATGCCGGATAAGAGCCAGTAGGTCGTGTCAAGTCCTACTTTTCTATCCGGTGTAAGTCCTCTGTTCCTCTGGAATACTTCTACACACTTCCCGAGGTAGTCTGTCCATCCCTCATTGTAAGACAGCTTTGTAAAGCCGTATACGTCTCTGAGGGTTCGTCTAAGCCATCTGATAGCCGTGATACAGTTGTGTGTCTGGCCGGACCATAAGATATGCGTTTTAGCAAAATTCTGTGAGCCGACACCGAATTTGTCATCAACAGACAGTGCGTTGGTATCAAACCCTTTATTCATGGCTTTCTGCCATTCCCCTACACGGGAATTGTTCAAGTAATACCGCTTGTCACCTTTCCAGGATTCATCTACCGGTTTAGGTGCCGGTGCTACAGTCGGCTTCTGTACCGGAGTTACCGTACCGCCCAAATCCTTATAGAGATAGTTTACATCTACATTTCCAGGGATTCCAGGAATAGACCCTTTCGATGTGTACTGCCACATATCAATTCCGTCTACTCCGGCAGATTTAGAGCCGTAAGATGCAATCCACAGAGAATATCCCCATGTCTGACCGATATAGTTCTTGTACCAAGATGTAGATGCATAGATTCCGGCTTTATAGCCATGTGCCACCATTGCGTCACAAAATGCTTTTGCATTGGCTTTTGCAACGCCCTGTGTTCCCGGCTGTTCGCTGTCAAAATATACAGGCCATGCCGGAGAATGTCCTTTTAGAAGTCTTAATGCGTGGTTAATTTCTCCCTGTACTGCACCTGTAGACTTTGCGTAAGAATACAGATATACACCGTAAGGGATGCCAAGACGCTCACATTCAGATACATTTCTCAACCATTTTTTATCATCCTGTCCGGTCTGATCTTGTCCATATCCGCATCTAAGGATAGCACCTACAATGCCAGATGCTTTTACTTTCGCCCAGTCGATGTTTCCGTTATGTTCAGAAACATCGACTACCCTACTCAATATATCCCTCCTGTTTTAAATGTTCTTTTGCTTCTGCAATCTCAGCTGCATGCTCTTTTACAAACTTTTCTGCATCCGCTTTTTCCATGCCGTAGTGTTCTAACAATTCGTCTGCGGTATAACCGTAGGCACAGCTTTTGACTACTTCGCAAATGGTTTCTTCGCTCATTGTTGCCATATTTATTCTCCTTTTCTTAGTGATACAATAATCATGGCATTTTCTACTTTTTTTGCTGTGCCCGTACTTTCTTTAAATAGCAAGGGATTTTTAACCGATTCTAAATAGTCAGATGTAAAACTTCTTGCATAGCACTTGTTACATTTCTTATTATGTTTTCAATATTGTTCATAAAAACACCCCTTTCAAGAGTTATATTACTCTCAAAAGAGGTGTTTCCTGTATATTTTATTTGTTTATTCTTGTCTGAAAAATTGCGTTTTGAATGCAAATTTTGATTAATCCACAAAATTCATTTAGTAAATTAAATGGGAAGACCAAATTATTGTCCCAAAATAGTACCTGTTACACTTAACTCTGTGCTGACAAGCCATGTACCATTTTTCTTTGCTTGTAATCGTACACCGTTGATTTTTCCGGTTGTATTATTTATTAGAAATGAGTTGATCACAAATGAAACTTCATCTATCGGATTAATACTAATTGCCGGATCATTATTATATTCAAATCCGTCAAAGTAGAATGCAAAATCCCCATACGGAGATCCAGTTGTAACAGTAATGTCAAAGTAGAATATTTCGGTTATGTTTTTGGCTCTTATCTGCTTGCTATTTTGTTTAAGAAATTTTTGAAAAAATTCCACTTTCGATTGAATATCGACTATCAAGTTTCAGACCATATCTATATAATACTATCAGTCCGTATGTACCATTATCATATCTATATCCAACGGCAAGATATCTCGAACCGGCTATAAAACTTTTAAAGAACGTTCCTTCTTTCGGAAATCTGTTCTTAGTCACTGCATCCTTTACACATTCATCAATTCCACCAAGAGCATGATATTCCGAGTCTTGATAATATATTACTGAAGTATCAATCTGAGCCTTGCTATTTAATGTAAGAAGAGCACCCGTAACTGTGCCATTTCCGATGCCGGATATATCCGCACTTCCTACTAATTTGATCAGTGTGTTGAGGTCTGTGAACCATTTTTTCACCTTCCCGAATAATGTAGGTATTGATTCGCCACTGTTGATATTATTCCTTGTCTCAGCTTCAGAGAATGTCGGATTATTTAATTCATTAATTGCCCCTATAACCGTCTTATTTTGCGTCTCTAATTTTGCAAACACCTTGCTTGCGAGCTTGTCTAAAAAGTAGTCAGCTAAAGTCGACAATGTGACACGCTTGTTTGCTTTTGGAGTTTTATCTGTATCCAGTGTCATAACCTCATCAGTATCAGTCGGGTTTGTATCTGTAGTGTAATCTGTCCATTTTGCCATAATTATTTCTCCTTTTTTAATAAATATTATTTCATTTGTTTTGTTGTGGATTTACAACTATTTTGCTTCTTTTTCTCTTTCGTCTGTTAATGCATTTAACTGTTCGACCACCAAATTGTGATCATAGGAATCTTGTATTTCCCTTTTTTCTTTTACTTCGGACACAACAGCACAAAGAACATACTGCATCAATCCGGCAGGCATATTGTTCTTTTCCATAATGTCGGACACCAATGAGCCGACCTCCTGTTTTGCAATGTCCATGAGCTGATATATTGGCATTTTATTCTTCATCTTCTTTGCTCTCCTTTCTGATTGTTGAACTTCCGCTTTCACCCGTCAAGGTTTTGTGCGTTGGCTCAATCTGCTTTTTTTCTGTTTCACGTTCTTTTTCTTTTAACAATCTTTTCATTATTTCTCTTCTCCCCATGCCACTATAAGTCCATTTTTAACAGTTACTACAGTCCAATAATACGTGCCGTTAACCATTTTATATACACAACGTCTTGTTCCAGAAAACGTGGAGTATCCACCGGCTGAAACTTCGCCGTCTAAATCAACATTCTTCAACGACCAGTTGTGCATATCAACATCACTATAGCAATCAACGTCTGTTCCGTTCGGAATGTAGATACTATCCAAAAGCCTTGCATTTCGAATGTTTGAGCCATCACAATCCAAATCGCAACCAAGGTATAATCTTCCGGCAGTGTAATGTGAAAATGATTTGTGCGCATATAACAATTTTACTGAATAGAGAGATTGAGCACTATCTGCTGCTGCCCACGCCATATAAGACGCATCATTGTCTAAGTCGAATACAAGTCCGGTACTGTTTGGATATCCTGACATTTCATTTTTGCCAACGGAACCAATCGATGTACCTGAATTATATACCCAAAGTTTCCCATTCCTTAAAGAAGCAACATCTGAACCGCTTTTTGATGTTATGGTTCCGTTTTTGACATCGATTCCATCGTTGTCCCATGCTCCTATCACTTTTCCAGAATTATCTATAATTTCAAGAGTTCCATGTTCGTTATTTTCCCCACCGAGAGTTAATTTACCACTTTTGATATATGTAGCATTAACATACAAGTCTCCGTTTTCTATATATATTCCTTGTGCTTTCCCGTTATTTGTCAGCCGATTAAAGATATCTTCCTGTGTCAGTGCTGCGTCCAAGTCATCTACTGCGGAATCATCCGTATATTTAACAGCTTTCTCCCAATCCGTAGTTATAAATGCACCGGATGCTTTAGCAACTTTGCACCGCATTAAATCTCCGCTTTTCCCCTGTGTCCAAAGGTCGCCGACATCATAAGGCGGTGCCGGTGTGGTGACGAATACTCTACGCTTGCTGTCTGCCGTGTCCTGTGCATTGGACGCATCATTCATTGCCTTGTCTATTTGACTGTCCTTTATTCGGAACCACTGCCATACACTGTCAATCTTAAGGAATCGGTATGTATAACCTTTTGTTTTCCAAAAGAACAGGTCACCGTTGTGTACGGTTTTTAATTCATCGGTTGTCCATGCGGATGCCGGAACGTTGCTAAGTGTCGGCTCGTAATCGTAGAAATAGGTGTCAATCTTTCCGTCAATCTGTGTCTGGATATCTTCTATCTTCGGGTCGTAGGTATTCTGAATGAAATCATTTACCGTGGAATCATCCGTATAGTTATCTTTCTTTCCCCAGTCCGAAGCATCAAAGTTTCCGCTTTCTCTTGCAGTCGTGCACACCTTTATATCCGTACCTGTGAACCAGGTGTCGCCGACATCGTAAGGTGGCTTTGGCTGTGTGACATATATAGATGCTTTTCCGTCAATCTTGTCAAATACTTCATCCGGAATAGAGGATTCAACCCAGTGTCCGCTCTGATAAATGTATTCTTTATTTCCTGTCTTGGTGTGCCACAAATCACCCTCATGCATGGCTTTTTCTGATTCTATGACAAGCAAAATTTCGTTTTCGTTTACATCAAGAATCTTGTTTCCGTTCACGTCACACCATGCAGTTGTTTCTACTGTTGTCCACGAAAGAGCCGGGTCTTCATCTTGATACCAGGTTTCAATCTTTTGGTCGAGCTGTTCTTTGATTTTTTCAACATCTTCTGCATAAGTGTTTTTGATGAAATTCTCAACGGCTGTATCATCTGTGTATTTGTTGCGTTTCTCCCAGTCGGAAGATGTAAAATCTCCTGTCTCACGGCTTTTTACGCACGTCATAATATCAGATGTGGAACTGTCAAACCACAAATCACCGGAACTATATGGTGTAGATGGTGTGTTAATGAATATCTGTGCTTTTCCGTCAATTTCGTCAAATACCGCATCCGGGACAGGCATTTTTACCCATTCACCGGATTCTGAATACCGGTACTCTTCGTTCGTGGTTGTGTTCTTCCACAGATCACCGATATGAGATGCTTTGCTTTCCTCAAAGTAGAGATACATTTCATTCCCGTCTGTGTCGAGAATTGCATTTCCATCCACATCACACCAAGGTATTTCTGCAATTCCACCCCAGTTAACCGCCGGGTCGGTAGGCTGATACCATGTTTCAATCTTGTTTGCAACTTGGTCTTTCAGATTATTGATGTCTTTTGTGTATACATTGTCAACAAAATTTTTGACAGCTATGTTTGCGATAGCTTCAAGTGTCTGTCCACCGATGGAAACTGATTCCGCACGGATATCCACACGTCCTGTTTCGGTATCTGCATAAAACGTAATGTTGCCGTCTTTGTCCCTGATAGTTAATGCCCCTGTGTTAATATAATCCGCATTTATTCCGATAGCATACAATACTTTTGCCACTAAATCACCAGTAAGAAAGAAGCCGTAAGGATAGGTCTGCCCACCGTCTGTTGATACACCTACAGCATCGGATGTAATCTTGATGACGTTTTCGGATTCACTCATTGTCGGCTTGTCATGCAGATATGTTATATAAGAGCCGTCAGTTTGTCTCACCTTACTGGTGTACATTCCTTTTGCATTTGCGAGAGTGGTCTGCAAATTCTCAATAGCAGATTCCATTTCTTTACGGTTTTTGTCAGCTTCTGCCTGTGCTTTGTGGTACATCTCAGCGGATTCGCTGTAGTATGTACTGCTATTTGTTTCCGGGTCTTTGATGCCACAAGACAGTTCTGATTCTCCCGGATAAGAAAAATCATGTGTGGTTATCACTGTTTTGTACGCTTTGTCGTTTTGGTCTACGATAACGGCACAATCCATGATTTCTGCGGTCGGGTAAGGAAAAAACGTTCCAGAGAACGATGTCAGTGTCACACCGTTCAACACATCTCCGATTAATTCCAGTGCTTTTTCTTCTGCTCCAGTGATTAATGGATTGGTTATAGTCAATGCATAGTCGTCCGTTCCGTTCAGATATTCTACGTCCTTGTTGTTTACACGCTTTGTAGTTCGGATTCCAGTAATCGTTACCGGGTTCATCCCTACTGTTGGATAATCCGAATATTCTGATAAAACATGGTACTTTGCGTTTTGCGTTGACAATTCAGTGTACAGAGTACCGTCTGTAACGTCTTTGAGTGGCTCAAAATCGTAACTTTTAATGCTAAGTGAACCATTCTTAATAATTGCATTTCCGACCGCTATTTGAGCAATATAGCCAATGATTTTACGAGCCGTTGTCTTTTCCGGCATGCTCTGAATTTGAAAATTTTCGTTCTTGAAATGAGCATCTGCAGCTGTAATTCCAACGAACGCACAGACTTCTAATAACAGGTTTCTTGCAGTTGCCGGATAGGAAAGCTGAGAAGTAAATTCTTTATTGGTTTTATACATAGCATCATAAGCTGTGATTTCTATAACTTCTCCCGTTGCTACCGGAGAAGTGACATAAAATATGCCCTCATTTATTCTTTCCTGTGTACCATCTTCCAAGTCTGCTTCTGTGTATAATGTGATCTGTGAATAAAAGAAATCATAATCCGAAAATCTTCCATCCTCATTGAACAAGGACAATGTGATAGTTTTGGACAGAGCGGAACCCAGCGGTAAATCATCACCGCCGGATTCCGAATATCCGTTGTCAGAAATGGCAAAATCATCCTCTGAGTTTAGTGTTATTTCAGAACCATCTGAAAATAAAACTTTTGCGTAAGAGTAAAATGGCCCGCCATTCTTTATAACTTTTTTAAAATTGTTACTTACATTTTTCATCTTCTACCCCTAACTATTTAAGGTCAGCGACTGTCTCAATCGACAGCCGGAGTTATTTATAATGACAACGGATTGATACAAGTTACTTGAAAGCTTAATTCACTATACCTTTCTTCTCCGTTATTAAGACGTACAACCGGAAGATTATAATTAGAAGCATAGAATTTTCCAGTTTCCCACTGCGCTTTATATGCGTTAAAATGGTAGAAATCAAATTCATTTTTATTCATAACCTGTCGGAGTATATTTGACGCTTCTTTTGCACTGATATCTGTCCATTTTAAGTTATATGCTTCTACGGTAAACATTACCGTGTTTTTCATATTCCCTTTTTGCGTACGTGCAGACTTTGCAGTAGAGGTTGTCGCAAGTTGTACTGTATATCCGTCTTCGTCAACGTCCGGGGCGGTGTATGTTCCGAACATCAAATGCTCCTGTGCCATATCATCACCCCCTACGCCATCTCAAACGGATTCATACCCGTCTGTGACATTACTACTTTTCCCTCTTCTACCACTGCTTTATATATCTGCTTACCTTTCAGATATACTGGGATTTCAATGCGCTGTTTCTGTCCACCGCCGGATTCTTCTCTTACGATCTGCCGGATTAAGCTTTCCGGTGCTTCGATGTTGTTTCCGTTCTTCTGGTCGCCGAGTACCGCCATGAACTCTTTGTTTGGTGGAATTACCGCACCTTTTGCAAGATACGGGATATAGTTCGGACTCCAATAACCAATATTAAATCCAACAGAACTCCAACCTGTAAACTTCTGCAACCATTTTGGCAACCGAATATTCATGTGGTTCATAGCACTTGCAAATCCGTTCTGCATCCTCTGGAATCCACGTAACATAGCGTTCATAAAGCTGATGATTAGATTTACCGGACTTTTTACAACCGATGCCATTGCGTTCCAAATTCCGGCGAATATATTCTTAATACCATTCCACGCTCTTCGCCAATTCCCAGACAAAACACCATTTACAAAATTTACAATACCGTTAAATATCTGTTTTACCGAATCGAAAAGATTTTTAATATTCTGCGCCCATCCGTTCATATAATCGCCAATGATTCCAAATGCCTTTGTCCAGTCTGTTTTAAAAATACCATTCACAAATTTTGAAAACGGTGTTAAAACGAAATTCTTAATGAATTCAAAAACTTGGTTCACAAGGGTCTTTATTAAGTTAAGTGGCGTGGTGACTATTGTTGCCATTAAATTCCATACGCCAATAAAAATATCTTTTATTCCCTCCCAGGCTTGTTTCCAATTGCCGGTAAATACTCCTGTAAAAAATTCAACGATACCGTTAAATATCTGTTTTATACCATCAATGATATTGCTGATAGTGGAAAAGAAAAGATTCATGTAATCGCCAATAATTCCGAATTGTTTTGTCCAATCGGTTACAAACGCATTACTGAGCCAATCTGCAAAATTTAACATTGTCTGTTTTACTTGATCCCAATGAGTTACTAAAAGTACAAGGATTGCAATCACAGCCGTTATTACAATCGGGATTATTCCAACTGAGGATATAATCGCACTAATTGCACCGATAAGACCTTCAGATCCAAGTATTGAAATCAATCCAGATATTCCGTTGACGATCATTGCGATTAATGGTGTGATTTTTCCGGCAGCAAACGCACCCATCAAAAGCGAGCCGATCAATTCAATTATCCAAGAGTGCTTGCTTAAAAAGTCAAAGAATCCTGCTATTCCATTAATCAATGTCGGTAATCCTTTTTCTATTAGCCACTTCAAAAATGGCAATACAATAGTTGTGTATAATTCGTACACATAATCACCAATGACTTTAATTAATGGTTGTAATTTTTCCAAAACATTTCTAATCGAATCGAGTAATGGATAAAAATCAAGTTTTCCACCCCAATCAGCCGTTGCCCATACAATCTTATTAATAATATCTAGGATTGTTTGGAAAATATCAGCAATTGCCTGTACAATTGCCGTACCGACTTTGTTTTTGTTCCATGCCACATCTAATTGTCTTGCAACATTCCCGATAGTCGTAAAAATTCCTTGCGTTATTTGCAAAATTGTTTCCAAAATCTTTGTGCCTGTACCATTTGTCCAAACTTCAAGCATGCTCTTTCCGACATCTGTCACCAGATTTTTTAATTCGGTAAAAGCGTATTTAGCAGAATCAATAGTATTTTGTCCCTCTTTGTCCCACGCTTCTTTGAACGGTTTGAATATTTGCGAGAGAATATCCTTTAACTTTTCCAAGATTGGAATATCTGAAATTGCCACCTCTTCAAACATCGGTGACGTTCCACTGCCACCGCCAGTATTCGGTGTACTACTTGATGGATTTTTAGAACCGGAATTGTTTTTATCCTGTTGTTCCGTGTATCGGTTCAAATCATCCAATGGCGAAAGATAATCCTCTGTAGCGTCAGTTGCGTCTTCTGTAGCGTCTGCAACATCTTTTGTACTGTCTGCATCTTTCTTTGCGCTGGATGCCGTCTTATCTAAACTCTTCGCATAGTCTTTTTGCACTGCTATAGCTTTCGTATATGTTTTCTTACCGCTTAGGAAAGCGAAGAACATACTTACATAGCTTGCAGCTGTCGAAATCATGTCGATAAACTTAGACAGTATCGGTGCTACTACGGAAAGTATCGGGGCAAATGCTGTTGCGAGTGAGTTTTGCAAGCGTACCAAACTGCCCCACAACATCGACAAGCTGTTATTTGTATCACTGGAATACTGAGACAGGTTGTCGAATCCCACTTTGATTCCGCTCATCACAGCCGAAAACGCACGGAAAGCAACACTCATAAGCAAGGACATACCAAGCATACGGCCAAGGCTCATTCTTGCGCCACCGGCAGATTTCGAAACACCTTTTATGGATTTTGATGCCCGCTTGCCGGATGAACTCATTTTATCGTTCGCATCTGAAGCTTTAAGCGTTTTGGACTTATATTCGTCTACAGTTCCTTTTATGGATTTGTAAGACGTATTTAACCGATCATTGATATTTGCGAGTTTGTCTTCTGCTACCGCAAGCTTTTCCATATCGGATTTTGCTTCTTTGGTTCCTGTTCCTGTTCGGAATGCAGTGCCACTTGCTTCTAAGTCCTTTAATTCTCCCTCAGCATATTTGATAGTATTTGCAAGCTCATCAATGTCATATTGCTGTCTCTTGTAAGTATTAGAGTTCTTCTTTCCACCATTTGCAAGAAAACGTTCCTGTGCTTCTGTGAGCCGATTCATCTTTGCTGTTGCTTGATCTATCTGTGCCTGTATTTCCCTGTATTCCTCTGTCGGAATCTTCTGGTTGCCATATTCGGCTACTTTTCTTTTTAATTCTTCTACTTTTTCGGATTGCCTAGCATATTCCCGGCTAAGTTTTGAGAACGAATCAATCTGTTTCTCTATTGATGCTTTGGTTTTGGCACTAACTCCATTCAGTTCATTTGCCATTTTTCTCAGTGATGATTCTATCTCTCTGCCACCGGCACTCATACCATCCGAGTTGATTTCGGTATCAATAATAATGCTACCGTCTGCCTGTGCCATAGCAATTCCTTTCTACCGTTAATTTTTTACGGTCAGCGAACATCCACAATTGATGTCCGGTTATTTCTTCTTGAACCCGAAAAGTTCTCTTAATTCTTCCTTTTCGGCTTCGCTACGTTCCTGTGTTTTGATTTTTAGATCAACCATGTTTTTGTGTTCTTTATAATAATCCTCTTCCCACTTTTCCAGTTTTTTTCCTCTTCTTTTTTTGTCCCTTATACTGACAATAGTGGAAAATGTGCTTTCTCCTACTTCCATATATGCACCAAGGAATGTCCACCAATGCATATATTCTTCCGAACGCACATCCTTTCCTATGGTCTTGTTAATGGCCGGGATGACAACAGGAGCATCTTTTTCCCAATCCATCAACTGCGGTCTTGGCTTTTTGCTGTCTTCTTTGAATCCGCAATCTATGAATTCCCCACCTTTTTTCATGGCTTCTTCATAGTCTCTAGGGTTCATGCTGTCGAAATCAATATACAGAATTTGCAACAACGTAAGCGCACGCTCTTGATTCTTTTCTTCTTCCGTCATATCAGGTTCAAATATCTCCGGGTCGTTCATAGCAGAAAGAATATCCAATATCACACGAAAGTCTGTGCGTATCCGATATTCTTTGCCATTAATCTCTAAGGAAGTGGGAAGCTTCCACGCATACATTAGTTATGGTACTTTGCCACATATTTGTTCATGCGACGTTGTACCTTTTTTGATCTGTGGTGAAATTCTCTTTCAATTACTTTCGCAACTGCATTGAGAACATTTTCTACATACAGTTCACCGTTTTCCAGTGCTGAAAACGCCCCAAGAATCTTGAAAAAGGATTCTCCCGCATCTGCATTGATTAGGTAGGATATTTTTTCCACAATCTCTTTCTCTGCTTTTGATACTCCGTCTTCGCCATCCGGCATTTTGTAAGTGTTGAAAAATTCGATCACTTCATCCAGTCGGTTTACGATATTTGTATCTGATGGGCGGAATTCAAACACACCAAGTTTTTTCCCTTTTTTGTTCTCAATAGTATAGGACTTTGAACCATCATCAATGATGATCTTGTTTTCATTGGACGGCTTAATCAATTTATTGCTCATAAGATGCACCTCTTTCAGAATTAATCAGCCAGTGAATTTACGCTTGCCGGTAACGCACCGGCTGTAAACTTCGGGTTTCCTGTTTTAAGTGATTCAGCCGTTACATAGCCTTTTGTTCTATCACCATCGAACGAAATGTTGAATGGGATATTCACTCCGGCTGTGTCACCGCCGTAGCTCTGAGGTTTTACGAGCACTTCCTGTACATAGGCAAGATGATTCTCTGCGCTTGTGTCTTCCACGATCACTTCAAGCATCAGTGTTTTGCAAGCATCACCTTTTAACTGGTCAAGCGCAATGTCTCTAATGTGTGGATATAATTTTGAATCCGGGTCCGCATAGAACGGGTCTGCACTAATGGACGGCTCATACCCGTTGTCTGTTGTTTTTGTCTTGCCAAGAATCGTTTTCTTGGTCGATGTATCCGGGTTGAGTTCGACAGACATTTCTTCAATGTCTTCTCCGACAACTTCAAACTCTGCGGATGATAAGACTTTTTTGAATGTGGTGTCTAAATAGTGTGCTAATGCTTCACGATTTAACTGTCCCATATTATCTTTCCTTTCTACCGTTAATTTTTTACGGTCAGCGAGCATCTTCAATTGATGTCCGGTTAATTAGTTCTTCTGAATATATTCCTGTATTTGAGAGACATACTAATCACCCAGTCTTGCACATTGTTTTCGTAAGTTTTGTCAAGGTATGATGGTGTGATTCTTGTAATCTCTTCTATTTTTCGTTCCTCTGTAAGTGTTGGGTAAGATGTAAGCCTATGCTTTTCGCCATCAACCACAATTGTTTGTCGTTCCAGCCATTTACCTACACTATCAAGAAATTCCTTGATATCCGCTTTCATATTCGGGGAATCACGGGATGTCCTGTACACGATATAAAATGGGTAGTTGCAAAGCTGATTCACCTTACCTGTTATCGATTTTTTCTCCTGTGCAATCACCGCACCGGATACCGGATAGAATGCTATTCCATCATCTTCTTTCAGAGTGGAGAATTTAAACACTTCTCCGGTTTCCAATCCTGGATACTGATTCAGCAAATCTTTAAGTGCATTTGTTACAATGTCGTATCCGTCAACATCGTATTTCACTGTTTTTTTACTATCCACCGCCTGCACGTTTCTTCACTCCTTTTACCCATGTATCGCAGAATTCATCTTTAGCAGAATCAAACCAATGATCTGTTGCAAAAGGGTTCGGCTCTTTCGAGAACTGAATATCACGGTCTGTTACCACCTTTTTCGCCCCCGGTCTCGCCCACGGTGATCCTGTTTCCGGGTCTACCATAACTTTCCCCATGTACAGGTATCTTGCGTAAGGACCATATCCGGCGTAAACCTTTCCACTACCTTTCAAGGCTTCGTTCTGCGTATTGGTTGTATCAATCAGCATCCCGTCTCTTTGTGGAATATACTTTTTTGTGCCTGTCCACACCTGTTCATCTAACCAAAGTTGAGCATCTTGGAATTGCTTTTCAAATCGGTTAAGATTCACATTCACTTTGATGTCAGCTTCAACTATCGAGATGTTCGGAAAATGGAACATTCTGCTACGTGCCATTTACTTTCCCCCTATCTCAAAATGTGGGATAAGTGTGTATGTTCCGACATTGGTGATTAAGAATACATTGTCGTGATTTTTGTTCATATAATCATAAAAGCCACCATCTCTCCGGCTCTGATAGTCTTCGTCTGCTATCATCTTTTCATCATGTTCGCCCTCAATAAAAAAGTCACCGCTTGCAAATGTGACGGTATGTCCAAGTGTATCGTTAATTTGTTTCACCCATTTTTTAGGCTCAAGATACTTTTTGCCAGCTACTACTTTTTCATCGGACGCCATGTGATACAGAACATGGAGTGTTGCCGTGTCAGCCGTATCAAGTCCTGTCTTTTCAATGTTTGCGGATTTATCAACAATGAGTTGAACACCTTTGATTACGGTCGGATACCAAAATATTTCATCCTTTTGATTCACATATTTGTTGAATACAGTTATGGTTTTGTCATACATCGGTATCACCTCTCGTTAATAAAACTTCTTACCGCATTTTTCGCACTTCCATATGTGCCTTGTTTCTTTTATCCCGTTTCCGATATCTTCCAGATACGTTCCGGCATGGATTTTCTTTTTGTGTTTGCAAAATAATTTATTGATGATTCTTAACACGCTTTCCTCACAATCCGGCATACAAAAGGCAAATGCCCTTGTCGTTAGTTGCTCCGGCAAGATACTCTGTAGCAACGTTTAGTAACAAGGCATTTTCCACTTTTTTATCCATAGATGCCTGAGCATACACATTTCCACTTATATTACTTCCGGTAGCGTAGGAGATGCTTTCGTTCCCCGAAGAAACAGAAGAGACGGCCTTATTAACGACCGTCCCATCTTCTTTCTGTATAGTTCCTACGGTATCCATAGAAGCTTTTTTAATCTGATCAATTTGATACATGGTATCAGCAACCGCACAGACAGCCTTTTGTACTTTCGTTTTAACTCGCTCATTTTCTGGAAGTCCGTCAACAAGGCGGTCGAAAGTATATTGGTCTATGCGGTCACTGGCACGCTCTGCATACTTAAGGAAGTCACTTTCCGGCACAGTATCACCATAGAATTTGCTTTTGTAAAATTCATAATTTGTGTACGCCATGATGTTCCTCCTGCTACTTCGGTTCTTCTTTTGCAGTAGATTTTCTGCCTTTGTTTCCGCCTTTGATCTCTTTGTATTTTTTTGGGTTCTTCTCCATCAACTGAGCACTCATTTCATGCTCAGTTGATAAGGTTCTGCCTGTTTCCAAGTCTTCAAACCGTCTCATGTTTACTCACCTTTCTTGTTTTTGAAGATAAGGTCAGGCATTACAGATTTTGTTCCGTAGTGGTAAAAGAGTTCGATGCCATATGCTTCTGAAAGAGGAATCTTCTCAGCACTGTATGGTGTGGATTTAACAGGCTGTGCGATAGCTCCATCCACCATCACGATCACGTCAACGTCTGTCGGCATGTGCACGCATGAGAATGTTTTTACGCCATGATAAGCATAGAACTCTTCGTCAGCCACGCCAACACCCGGCACTGTAACTTTGTCCAGATATGTGCGGATTTTTCCGTAGAATTTCGGTGTACAGATCATGTTCATCATAGAACGAGGTACTCCGTCCACATATTCATTCTTGGTAGTTTCGCACTGCTGAATCATGGTTTCAGCCTGTTCCTCAATAGCTGTAATACCTGTCAGATCAACTTCTGTCGCATCTGTTCCGGCAACTTTGAAGAACTCAGTGTCGAGTTCTGCGATCATTCTGAGCGCATGGTTTGCTGTTCTTTTTGCAATAAGTCCCTCTACTCCGAGAAGAGATACGTCTTTCTGTTCAACCTCTTCTACAATTTCCTTATCTACATTAATCGGAATCGTAACCGGCTTTCCTTTTACTCCATCACCTTTAGATGCACCTCTGGCTGTTCCGTAATTCTTAGATGTCGCATTTGCGAATCTTTTTGCTTCTACGGTTCCGGCTGACGGATCACCGGAAAGTTCGGTATTCTTCATTTTTCCAGAAATAGTGTTCTTCTGGACGTTTTCAATGACCTTTCCGTACTCTTCTGCAAGAAGCATTTTTCCAGTTGGGTCAAGTAACATGTTTAATGATGTAATTCTTGTTGTTTCTGCCATTTTTGTTCTCCTTTAATTCTTTAAGGTCAACGACTATCCTCTATAAATAGCCGGATAACAGTATGGTTTTACCAAACAGTTCCAGGAACAAATGGCTCTGCTTTCTGTTCACTTCCACCTTTTCCTGTAGGTGTTGTGAATACCGGAGGCGTCTTGCCATCCGTCACGAAAGCATCTTTCTGAGATTCTTTCAGCTCTTTCATGTAATCATCAAGACCAAGAATCTTTTCGCCCTCACGTTTCAGACCCTTGTCTTTAATCATGTTGATGATTCCTGTTTTGGCAAAATCAGAACTGAATTTCTCGCCCGCAAGAGCCTTTGTCAGAACGTCATTGAAGTCTCTTTCTTCAATCTTCTGGTTGTACTCTTTTTCACTGGCTTCAAGCTTGTCTTTCCATTCTTTTTCTGCATTCTCAGCTTTCGTCTTCCACTCATCACGTTCTCTTGTGATCGCATCGAAGTCTTTTCCCTCGAACCCGTCCAAAGTCTCTTTCGCTGTTTCATACTGTGTTTTAAAGTTGTCACGTTCCTGTGTCAGAGTTTCTACTTTTCGTGTCTGCTTATCATAGTCAGATACGCTCTTGTAATTCTCTTTCACTGCATCTTCGATTGTCTTTTTCTGCTCATCTGTAATTTCAAGACCAGCATCTTTGATAATCTGAATAATATTTTTCATGTTGCATATCCTCCTCAACGTCTCTTATTAACCGCCTCGTCTGCGGTAGGGATTCAGACAGATGAACCTCTGTCGGGGTAATCGGGATACACGGAATCGAACCGTGGACATAAGTCTTTTTTCAAAGAGATGATGGATTGTGACTTTTGTTCTACCATTGAACTATATCCCGTTAGTGGTTGGTGTAAGTGTTCCCTCTATACAGTTCCAACCACTGTTACGGCTATTTGACGGTCAATCTGCATATTGTTCCGTAACTAACTCTATGCAGAAAAAGGATAGCCGGAAATGAATCCATGCACCATACTGTGCACTATCCTTTGCGGATAAGAATTTATCATATTATATCTTTAGGAGGTAACATAAGATGACGGTTCCCTAAGTCCGCAAGCTTAAGGGAAAACCTAACGGGCGTTTGACCGCCCTTTAATCAGCATTCCGCTATTAGGTTTAATTGAAAGGAGGTGTATCAAGAAAAGAAAATGTCCTATGTGATTCACCATGTTTATTGTATAATGTAGAGGTAATAAACTTGTCCCCCGTGATAGAGTTTATCAAGAGCCATTATGTGTTATTTAAAACCTTTTACATCTCTGCAAGCTTCTTGATTTGCCTTTGAATCTCTTTCCGTTCTTCCGCAAAATCTGAATCCATCACCATAGATGAAAGCATGTCGTACACTTCTACCATAAGTTTCCCGACACTTTCCATCAGTTTGTCTCTGTGTGCTTGATCTCCGTTCTGCTGATACATCTCTTTCGCCATGATGTACTGGTCATATAGTGCATCAATGTTTTTGTCGTACTTTCCGTTACTGTACTTCTTGATAAGGTTTTCCGATGCATCCGCAATCATCCCCGGTACGCTTTCACATTCCAAAGATTTCATATTGCACAATGTAGATGTAATCATGTACATTGCCTGTAAGTTAGACATATTTAAGTCTTTTCTTGCAGATGCTTTCTCACGTTCAAGCTGTTCTTCCAAAATCTTTTTAATCTCGCTCATTTATCACACCTCGATTCCTTTCGTTTTCTTTTTGTATTTGTCGTGAATCTCCGATTGAATTTCTGTGATGTATACCATGTCGTATCCGGTAGATATGAGGTCGTTAATCATACATTCTACAGTTTTTAATTCTTCGCTTACATCCTCTACCAAACATTCCACAAACATAGCATCAGCCACATGACCGTTTTCTCTTAGCGTGTGTGCGTACTGTTCGTACACTTCCTTTGTTTCGGATTCCCAATTGTGGTACTCAACAAATCCATCTTCTACGGCTTTCTGCTTTGTGCTTTTCCCAACGCTTAACCGTTTGGCCGTTCGCCACGCATCCGGGATAACATTCACTTTCCCCTCAAACGCATCATCAATAAGCTGATTGTGATGGTTTATAAAATATCGGCACACTTTCCTATGTTCCAAATTTTCCGCAATGTGCTGGTACTCATGCATCCGCTTAAAGCCTTTTAAGCCAAGGAAATCAAAGTAGTCCGCAAACTGTCCGTGCATCATAACAGCTCCGATAAACCGTTCGTTGATTTCGGCAAAGATTTCTTTCGGAGTTTTAACATCTAGGTTGCTTTTAAAATCAATCATAGAAACTCACCCCTTTTCTATGAGAGCTTTTTAATGATGATATTCGCATCCTTAACCAATGTGTCAACTGTGCCAACGTTGCCAACCGATATAGTGACGCTACTTCCGGCCGGAACTGCAATCAATGTAGTTGCCCCGACATTCTGATACACATTTGCCGTTGCTACTGTATAGTCCATTTCAGTACCGGAAATCGGTTCTCCGTTCTGTTTGATAGATAACGCTACCGCTCCTATTGCAGATGCCGTAACGTTTCCGTTAAACTCAACTTCGACCGCCATTGGCAGATTTCCACGGTTTGTGATTTCAAAAAGTCCACTGCCGTTGTCATGTGCAAGCCACCCTGTGTTACAAGCACATCTACGGCTTTTCACTCTTGTTTCTGTAAATAATACATTCTGATTTGTTGCTACTGTCTGAGCGTTTTTAGCAATAGAATTTAACATATTTTTTCTCCTTTCTTAAAAAAGAGAGCAAGCGCATGCCTACTCTCTTTGATGTTCGCAAGACTACTTTTTCGTAGATATGGATTCTTCCAACATGCTTATGATTTTGTTTTGGTTTTCAATTATTTTTAAAAAATACTTACTGTCTTGCTCATGCAAGTGTTTTTCGATGTCAGAATTACTTGCTTGTGATAGATCACTGTTAAAATTCGCTATCTGCAAAGCAACTCCGTACACTGTAAGGAAGTCAAGTAGTGATATATCGTTCACTTACATCACATTCCCACTTGCACAGCAACCATTACCAAATGCGTTATACGCAAAGTATGGACTGCAAGACATATAAGCCGGTTTTGGTGTCGGTCTCACTGCATCAATAATGTTATTGGTCTGTGATACCTGTGAAATCTGCCAATATGCTGTCTGCAAATCTCTGTCACGATCAGCAAGCTTGTCTCTCAAGTTCTGAATCGTGTTATCCTGGATTAACTGGCGTGTAGCCTGTCCATCTGCTAAGATGCTTTCTTTAATGTCACAGCCATTTTGTTAACATGTAGACTCTTTATTCTACATTTCTATCGGTTTCCTCGATAGTTCGGACTATATCTTCATCCTACCATTCGGGTAGGAGCCGGGTACTCGTGTCGAGATTATTGGTTTCCGTCCTCACTCGTTAGTCTCTGAACCTTTCAAACTACTCTTATCGGTATTCGTCTGACTAGGCTGCTGATTGTCATATTTACAAATATGTCCTTTACATGGTCTATTATTTTTTAGTGCTGCTATCAAAGAGTTTTGCGTTACGTTAATGTATTCAGCTGCGCTCTTTACGCTTTCAAAATGTTTCCCATCAATATATACTGGCTTACAAAATGAATACTTTATTTTGTGTGGAATAGGTTTTTCTTCTCCGACATAATAGCAAGGTCTTAAATCTGGTGTCTGCTTTCTTTTTAACCAATACGATATGGCTTGAACAGTTACTCCATAATGTTTTGCAGCTTGTGCCAGACTTTCATATTCTTCATCTCCGACCATTACACCTCTCCACTTTGTTTTCCCAACTTTCATGGCTGTTTTTTTGTCTTTCATCGGATTTTTTTCAGACATTCTTTGTCTCTGGCTTTTAGATTTCATAACATTATGTTCAGAATATTCTTTTCTTCTTTTTTCGTTCCACCACTCTGTATCACCGCCGGTTCCACCTCGGTTGATATTACATACACATTGACCTTTCTTTTTCAGTTCGGCAATTCTGATGTCCTCGTAAAGAAAAGCTTCCCTTTCGTCTTCAAATTCTTTGATAATACGGCTATCACATTCAAATCTTTTTATCATTTCATTAAAAAGACGATTGTGCTTTCTAACCTTATATCTTTTCTTATGACCTTTTCCAACATATATTATTTCTCCAGTTGAAACTATAAACCATTCATATACATAAAACATATTCTTACCTCCGCATAAGTATTATTGATATTTTAATTATACATTATTTTAATGCGAAAATAAAAGTAAACTTAGATTTTCCAGCAATTCTCCCGGTTGCCAACGCATATTACTATGCGTAAGTGCCTACTGTGTTTACTTTTTTGGTAAACAGATTCCTTATGGCTTTAAAGAATCTCTTTAAGCACTGTGCCATCTGTGCCTGCATGTTCTGTGCCTGTAATGCTGCATCATATCTACTCTGTAAGATCTCTTTCTGTGTGTTGCAGCAACACTGAGACTGCTGAGCCTGTAAGTTCTGCAAGCCGAGCTGTGTGTTATAGCGGTTCTCTAATACGTCTCTCTGTGTCTCGCAAGCTGTGTTGGACACATTCTGATTTGTGTTAAAGATATCTCTTTTCACAAATTCGTCAGAGATAAAAGCGTCCTGTGCTCCGTTGTTGTTTCCCCATCCGTTACCGCAAAACAGGAAAGCAAGAATGATGATCCAGAACCATCCACCGTCACCCCACATATTTCCATCGTTGTTTCTTGTGACTGCTGCTACATCGGCAGCACTAAGTGTGTTTAATCCCTCGTTCATGTTGGTTCTCCTTTTCTTTTATTTATCAAGACGTGTGCACTCCGTCCGGATATCACTTTATTTTATTGATAATGTCGTTTGGATTCATGCCATTTTGCTGGCACATCTCCATAAATACATCTTTCGGGTTTCTTCCTTGGCACATATCCATAGCCTTTTTGATGTTCGGGTTGCTCTGCGCCATATTCTGCAACATTGCTCCGGGATTCTGTGCATTTTGCATCATCCCCATCATTCTTTGAATCATTCCGAATGGACTGTTACCACCCGGCATACCGCCCATCATTCCCATTAACGGATTACTCATGCGTCAGCTCCCCTTTCTGCTCTTCCGGCTGTGGTTTCAATGTATCCAGTAATTTGTTGAATTCTTCTCTTGTCACGTACTTAGCGTCCATGTTTTCCGCTACAGGTTGTGGGTTGTTCGCCTGTACCTCATGGAATTCAAAAGCCTTAAACGTAACACTTCCCACACCGTCAACGGATTTAACATAAAAGTATGGTGCATTGTTATCCATCATCCAAGCCGTAGTTCCCGGTTGTACGATCTGATTTCTTGCCCCGTCAATTCCGGCTACCTGTATCCAGTTCACGTTCGGCTGTGGCTGTGCCTTGTATTGCTGTTGAGCCTGTGATAAGTTGTCTATCCGTTGTCGTAATGCCATCTGGTCTTGCATATAAGCATCCTGTGGCATATACGGTGTATATGACATATATGGATTCATACTCATACCTCCTGTAAATTAGTATTTGTTGTTCTCTATGCTTTCATTTTACGCATAAAAAAGAGACCTTAACAGTTCGTTAAAGTCTCTAAAAAGTATCACTTATTATTTTGTGCTTTCGGTATCATTCTGCAAATACCCAATCTTCCGCAAGCATATCTGTCTGAGGCGGTGTCCAAGGCACTTTATTTTTAGGCGCATAAGGATTTTCTGTCTGTAATCCAGTAGTGTTGATATATATGAACGAATGCGTCATATAATTGAATGCTTCAATAGTTGTTCTTGCTGTAACTCTGTCGTATTCTTTCACTTCTTCACTTAGTTCAGAATACGGAATCATATCCGGGTGATCTGTAACTCCCTGTTTTTTCTTTTCTTCCCACCATGCGTTATGCACTGCTTCTGCAATAGTTTCAAGATTGACTTCTGGCGAATACATTTCCAGATAGATTCCTTTACCATTCCAACCTTTACGAGCTACCTTAAGTCCTCTTTTTAGATAACGGATAGCATCACCAAATCCAAATGTTGACCGACCGCCAAGAGCACCGCAATTCTCTTCATCAGCAATCATCCAATCGTCTCTCTGCGTGTGCATAAAAGTATATTCCACTCTCTGCGTTTCACGGATATCAAGAACATCTCCCTGTCCTTTGTCGGAATCCTTTGGTCTGCAATGAATCATAATCGTCTGCTTATCATTATCCCAACACCAGTATCCGTTTCATCCCGGCAATTTTACTTTCGCACCCTGTTTCATTAATTCAAACGCTTCTTTAAAAATCATAATAAATCCTCCTGTCCGGCTTTCCACTTTGCCAATTCATCACGCATAATTTTCTCCGCTTTTTCTCTATTCATTTCAATCGGAAACGTTGCTTCAACATGTACTTCATCTCCTATTTTCTCAAAATTAATATCTTTTCTCATAAATGTAAGAATTGGTTCATACATATATTGCTTGGATATCTTGTTATATTTTGCATGCAATACATATAGATTACCAATAGCCCAATCACTGTCTATCTCATATTCATCAGTGTCATATTCTTCTACAGAAGCCGTATCTCCATATAGTTTTGCTCTAATCAAACCATCATTTATCGTTGCACAAATCTGTTCAGCTTTATCTTTATCTAGGCACACTGCATCTATTCCATAATCTGAATATTCACCGCTTGTAATCACATAGACTTTCACGTTTTTACCCCCTCATTTCACAGAATTTCTAATTCTTTAAATACTTTCATAATTTTAGGAAACTGAATAGCAAACCAGTCAACGATTGTTTCTTCATGTCCGAACTGTTTATAATGTTCAAAGTTTGCCTGTAATCCACTTTCAGCAAGAAAAGCATGTATGATTTCATGTCTTAACTGTTTTTTCATAAGTTTTTCAAAATCGCCAACTTCGCTTACATTATTATTTCTGACTTTTATTATGTGCGCTGTATAGTCGCAAAAGCCGTCAATCGTTTCGTCTTCAAACGCTTCTCTAATTATTTCGTATTCCGTTCCAAGAATATTTACTTTTTGCATTTACTTCTCCACTAACTCAAATCTATACTTCTGCTTCACATCCGGGTATTTCTTCCTGTCTACCTCACTCACAAACATTCCGTAAGGTCTGCACCACACGCCATTAGAACATTCGTAAACTACCTTGAACTGGCCCGGCATTTCGCTATCCTGTGCAATATACAGGACTTTCACTGTCTCGCCCTTGAAGTGCCTGTACACCTGTCCGAGTTCAACTTTTCTATTGCTCACTGTCGGCGGTTCGCCATTGAAATACTTATCGCATTCTGCCAAATCACAGTTCTCTTGCATGAGTGGATGCTTTTCATCCAGTTTCTTAATCTCTGCTTTCTGTACATGAATGTGCTGTCCTACAAGCGGGAATCCACAGCCGTAAAGCATTTTCGCCTTAATGTGGTGTGGTTCAAGTCTTCCTGTCGGTTCTATGAGATATCCACTTATTTTAAAAATCTTAGGTATCATATAATCACCTCTTTGCACCTGTTATTTTGTTGTGCTCTTCTTCAGATATTGGTTTTGCTCCAACTAAGCAAAATGTATTAGTTTCAGCACTTGATCCGTAATATGCTTGGAAATCTATTTTTTCTGTATGGACATTCGAAAAATACTCAAAAGGTTTTACAAATTCAGCAGTTTTAAAAACAGGAATATGCGCTGTATGTCCATGCTTATATTTGTTTCTTCCTTTTTCGTCAATAATCCAACCAGCGTTAAAATTTATTTCACCGAACCCAAGTACGCCCGATACTTCTTGACTAGTTGCTTCGATGTACGCTTTACAAGGTTTTATATCTTCAATCCACATACCTATACAACCCTTTCAATCTTATCATTTACTCTTCTACTCAATCTCTTGACCGTAGACACACTCACATTCATTTCTTCCGCACAGTCCTCTAAAGGCATAGCTTTAGCACGGAGCCGGAACAGTTTTAATTCATCCGATGTAAAGTTGCATTCTAACTCAAAATAGTCAAGTTCTGGTCGTGTAAAAGAGTATATTTTCATAATTCCTTTGGTTTCTTGTCCGTCATAGCATTTACAAGCTCTTCCCGAGTTTTTTTTAAACCCTCAATGTTATTCCCTGTGATTTTGTTTTCGATTAAATTAAACATACTTCTCATTAATAGATTCATATCATCCCTCGTATTCCTTATGTTCTTATAATCGTTATCAAGTTTCTGATTAATCCCTGTGATAGATGTTTCAATATTCGTTATTCGCTTTTCAATCTGCTCTATACGGTTGTCCTGTTTTTCTTTTGGTGCTTTCCATGATTTGTACCACCCGGAAAGCACCGCAACAGCACCGCCGATAACAGATATAGCACCGCATATAGCAAGTATCTGTGTTATTAGTTCCATATTCACTTTTCCTTTGATTTTATATATCTCTGTGCTGCTTTTGCTGATTTCACAGCCTGTGACCTATCCCACTGTGCTACCCGTAGGCGTTCCGAATATTCTTTAAGGCCATTGTCTTTGCAGTAATCACGATACTGCTTATTCTGCCGTCTCAACACCGCTGACTTGCGGTCGTACATTTGTTGGAGCTCAAGCTTAAGTTTATCATCTCCGCTTGCATCTATAGCAGTCTGCAAATTCTGAATCTCTCTCTTGCTGTTGCGAATGCGTCTTTCCATAAGACGTTGCTTTTTCGCACGCTCTTCCGCTTTGATATTGTCTTCACTCGACAGGTTGATATCTGCATACGGATTGTTTTCGCCGTCACCGGATCCGAAAGAGTGTCGGCAGTTCACGCCACACAACCCTGTCACCGTTCCGTAGCCTGTTGTTGTTCGGAAGTCCTGGAATCTCTTGTCTTTGCCTGTCCGGGAATAGAATTTTCCTTGCCACCAAAAGTGATTCGTTGGGTTGTTGCCACCATCACCAATTCGTGCGCCAACATGTGCCGATACTAGGATGGTGTCCCATTCCAATTCTTCCATTCGTTTTAGTGCGATTGCTCCGGCGCACTGGCTTATCCCTGTGCGGACAGTCATCATTGTGGCTGATTCAATACTCATTTCTCTACCGGACGGATACGATACTTTAACACCTTGCTTTATCATCCTGTCAACAGCATTCCTGACGGCTTGTGTATATGATATGGCACCGCTTGATGCCATGCGGTAAGCTGTGTCAACTTCTTTCAAAAACAGTTTCTGCGCTTCATCCGCCGTTGTTCGTGTAAGGTTTCTCCATTCTCCACACGTAGCGTTATAATCTCTTTCCAGTATTCTTAGCAATGCCGGAGATTGCAATAAGGGCGTAGGTGATAGTCCTACCGCCCTATATATCGCATCGTCTCTCTCGATAGCTTTTATACCAGCTTCTTCAAATGCGCTTTTAAGCTCTCTCTCTTGCTTTTTCGTTTTATCAGCAATCTCTTTTTGTATGTCTTCCAGTAAGTACCCGGATTCTTGTAACACCTGTATCTGCCACCTGTCCGTAGCCGTAAGGATATAATCTTCCCCACGACCTATACGCACCATTATGCGCTTAACGATCATGTCCATGATGTTTTTATGCATGTCTGACGTTATCTTTTCCGCACCATCGGTCACATGGAAGAGATATTCCGGTGTAAGCATTACTTATCCTTTCCGCCGGGAATTATTGCTACCAAAAGCAAAAAAGCACAGATAACAATGATATTAATAGTACTTGTTGCCATCTTTATTCCCCCTCTACTTCCGGAATTCCTGCTACAGATGTAAGCAAGCTTGCCACTCCGGCTACGGCCGTTACTCCGATTGCATATTTCCAGTCAATTTCATAGATTCCTTTTCCAACGATCACAAATCCAAGTGCTGTCTGTGCCATCGTCTTAACGCATCTTACGCCTGTTGCTTTCAGCCATTTAACAGTGTTTACGTTTGGTTTCAATACACAATTTCTAAACATAATATCACTCCTTTTCTTTAGTTTACGTAAGAATAGAGTATGTGTTGTACCCTATTCATCTCCAAACAACCCGCTGTCCGGCTTGTTCTGTTCCTGTGCTTCTTTTATCATTGCTTTCGCTTCGCTTTCGGTCATGTTTTCAAATTTCACAAAATACATCCATGCTGGAACCTTGCCCTGTAAAACATAGTTCCACCACCGTGCACGATCATCCTCTAAGTTGTATACGAGGTCTTCAAAATCACATGCTGTTTGGTAGTTCGTTGCCGGGATAGTTCCGTTTGCTGTGCCGACTGCATACAGGATATAGATGATTCTGTGTAGTACTCCATCATGGTTCTTTCCGTCCAAAATGTTTCGGAATGCCTGGATGGTATGCAGTGTACGTCTATCGTCAGATTCTACCTGTCTTGCTGTCTGTATGCCCCGATTTTGGTCAAAAGAGAAATATCCGTTTGAGAATCCACATTTATATCCGATGATGGACAACAAGAAGTTAATACCGGCTACACGCTCAGTTACTAATAATGTTGGGGAGTGCTCTTTGATGCTATCTTCGTTCGTTCCCATTTCGATCCCTTGAATAAATCTCGGCAATTCAATAGAGTGATTGCTTGCATATTCGATAGCTGTCTGTGGTACATAAGTAATATGTCTACTGTCTTCCGTTTCATCTCCCATCATGTTTAATGCAATGTCAAGCCATCTCAATTCCTCGATACATTCCGAAAACGCCGGAACGGTCAGTGGAGATTCCTTGTCAATCGCATTTGCGTAAGGATTTCTCCAGTAGACGAACAGCGGATATTCTAACCCATGTACGTATACTTCCGGCTCAATGTCTTTCCACTCATCTACCCTGTCAAGCGTGATCTCTGTACCGATCATATCCTTGTTATCAGACTTGAAAGCCTTACTGGTTATATGGTATACACGTTCCAGTCCAACATATTCAAATCTATGGAACTCAGATTTTGTGTAGTATTTGTCGTTTTTCTTAAGGAATGAGAAAAAGATAGCTGCTAACGCATCCCCGTCTGTGTTTGTGTCTGTAATCAGAAAGTAATCCGGATCCAAAAATTCTACATCGTCACCATCGCTCTTGATCATCATCCCACAGGTTGCACAGCTTTCCTCTTGTTTCTCCTGTAATGTGTTCATCACTCTGTCAAATCTCTTTTGCAGTTCATCATTCCCTGTAATCTGTATATCTGCATTGAACAGTGTGAGGTTCGCTAACTCACGGCAAATCACGTTTGAAAACCTTGTCGGCTTTATCCTACCGGTACACCAATACGGAATTCCAGATCTCATACTTTTGTACTTTTCTAAGGCAGTATCCATATCAGATGACCGCCTCGTTTCTATTCCGAATATTTCTTTTGCATCGTTTACCTTAAACACCTTATCCCACACCGCCTTTATCTTGTCTATAATTCCCATCTGCTCACCTTTTTCTACGCACTCTGTCCACGTCTCATAGATATCGGACTAGTAGCATATCTCAATGCATCAATCCAGTGGTCGTTACCGTCCGGATAATCTGCTATCACTTCACCGTTGCCGTCTCGCTCATGCTCATACTCTATAACCTCTTTGTACAGTCTTGGTGTCCGTCTTGGGTCAATCACCAATGTACGGCATTGCAACCATTCAAACGTATACTTCCGGCTACCCGGTGTCACGATTGCTTTACGTGCCGGAAGTCCGGCATCACGGAAGTCAACAATGCTCTCTTCTTCATCCACTCCACAGTAAATAGCGAAATCATCATATCCCTTTTCTTTTATCTGTCGTGCCATCTCGCTGTTCCTTATTTTGCAACCGCCCAATTCATCCAGTGCGTATACTTTCTGTTGATTTGGAACATAAGCAACACGCAAAAACGCTTTCGGATCCGGGAACCATCCCCAGTCCTCGCCCTGGTAGATAGATTGCATCCTACTTATCTCTTCATCTGTAATCTCTCTAATCTCCAACAGCTCAAAGATATTTGTGCCAAGTCCTACAGGGATTCCAAGATATTCATGCTCATAAGCTCTCGGATTTGTTGCTTTTAGATACTCAGCATCATCGATGAATTGTTGCCCTAGCCATTCTACCGGAACAGATCTATAATCGCTTTTGTGCCTTAAGCTGTCCGCTCTCGGCTCTGCTACGTACTTATTCGCCCAATTGCTGTTGCTGATCGGTGGATTGAACGATTTAAAAACTACGAATTTTTCGCCACCACGGAGAACAGACTGTTGTGTCATTCGCACCTCTTCCATTCCGGCAAATTCGTCCAATTCCTCAAACCACAGATATTTAAAATATCCTTTGCTTATCTTTATGGATTTCGTCTTTTTCGCCTTATCCAATCCACGGAAGATTATCTTCTGTCCTGTCGGCTTATACACATATTGCATAGGACTTAAGCTTGATGTCCATTCGTCCGATGCTCCAAGTGCATCTATTCCCCATGCGATCTGTTCGAATACCGATTCTCTTAATGTATTCCCGACTTTTCTGAATACTACCGCATTTGAATGTATGCCATTTACTGCGTCTTGCATCATTCCAAGTGGTATCTCTGTCCCGATAAAAGATGATTTAGTCGAACCTCGACCACCAAACAAATCATAATACGTGTGCTTTCCATCTATGATATCCCAATGTACACCGTAAAAAGCCGGAGCTATCACATCCGTAAGCTTAATCTCCCCCATCTGCGCCCTCCGGTTTCGGAATGTTATTTATGATTGTGATTCCACCAGTATCTTTTTCTTCTCCATCGGCTTTCTCATACCAACGCATGAGTTCACGTCCGGCAGACAGGCGGTCGGATATAGTAGCGTCTAGGTCGAACTGGTCTTTTACTTCTCCACGCATGACGGAAGAAAAGAACCGGATTACTTCTTCGAGGTCGGCTGTCTTCTCGGTCTGGATCTCTTTCATTCGTTCAGCAATATAGGCTTTCACGTTGGTATTTGTTAGTAATTTACTCGCATTCGTTCTAGCCGTTATATCTTTTTTTGCACTTTTGTATATTTCTTTGTACGCTCTTGTTCCGTTCAGATCTGTCAGATATTCATCGCAAAACGCTTTCTGTTTCGGAGTGAGTTCTTTTCCTTTCGGCATCTACCCACCCTCTTTCATATATCCATCCATGCTACTCACCGCCCTTACCTGTTCTATACAATTTCTTTCTGAGGTTGCTGTACCTGTCTGTAATAACATCCAGTACAATATTGAGTGCCTGTATCGTTCCGTTCTGTCTGTTGTGTTCTTCTACCAGTCTCTTATTTTTTTCAGTAAGTTCCTGTACTTCGCACAGTGCCCGTTCTCCGACAGCCTTTGCGTCTTCTACCTCTTTTTGCAGATACTCATTCTTTTCTTTCAGCTTTTCATTCTTTGTAATCATGTCAATGAGTTGCTTCTGCATTTCTTCCATATCACGTGAGTCTGGTTTGTTTAATTCTACTGGTATCTCTGTATAGTTTTCCATCATTCTTTCACCGCCCTCCATATATCGTTTAAACAATTTACAATCTCTATCTGTGATGCTGTTCGGATAATTTCATAATCATAATATTTCCATTCCCCGTTTTTCTTTCGCTCTAATACTCTGGTAGATAGGATGTACATGGTGATAAGTCTATTTTGCTCCACGGAATAAAACTGGCTTGTCCCCATCTTTATAACTAATCCTTTTTGCAGTATTGCTTTCTGTAACTTTTTAGCAATGCTATTTAGATTTGCCATGCTTATCTACCTCCCGGCATTAAACCATGCATCAAAATTCTTCATTCTTCTTTTCCTTGCCCGGTCATAAGTGGTTGTTGTCCGGCTTGCATCATGCATAGCACTTGTATCCCCTTTCTCTATCTTTCGGTTAAACTCATGCATCTTATCCTGTGCCTTATTACTTGCTGTCAAAAGATTTCTATACTCTTTTGCAAGTCTCTGGTTCTTGTACAGTGCATCCGCACTTCCAAGCTTTGCTATCTTTCTTTTCGTTTCATTTAATCTGTCTCTATAATATTCGCTTATTCTTTTTGCTTCTTTTTTGTCCTTGACAGAATCAATAAAATCTATTTTTCCGCTCTGAGCCGATCTTTCTAACTTAACATCTTTCTTAACTGTTCCACTTCCACGCAATGCATCACTTTTCTTGGATGCATTGTAGAATAACCTTGCCCCCCCCCTTGGTCACAGGGGTTCCGCTTATTGCGCTTGTGCTACCTCTACCACCCATTTAATCACCGCTTTCCTTTTTTAATTAATTTATCTGTCACTTCTGTTTTGTTCTTTTTCCTTAGTCCATCCGGCATTATTTTCCCGGATTGCTTTTCTGTTCTTTCGTAAATATCGTTTTTATCAGGACTTTGCATCTTTCCACCGTGTATTCCGTATACTCTTTTTCTTGTTGAGAATTCATAATTCACAGCACCGTCTTTACCCATCGTGATTTTTACATCTTCATACCTGTATTCTTTTGCCATTCTCTTTAATCTATCGACCAAGACTTTTTGTTTTGGTGTATAACGTGATATATTACTGGCACTTCCACGCACTTCCACGCCCTCCCATTTTATTTACCTCTTTTCCTTTCTGTTAGTTCTTCTCCGAACGACTTAATCTTTACAATGTTTCCTGTACATTCTTCCGGCACCTGTCCGTAAAATAGTACCGTCTCGGGTTCCAATCTTTTCAACATCTCATTATATCCGTCCACGAACAGTGCTTTCCGCTCCTTGCTGTTCATAATTCCAACACTGGATACTGCTACAGCACCGCCTACTGGCTCCCCATCAAAGCACCACTCAAACGATTCTCTGTCACTCCAACTAATTGTAGGTATCACGTCAATACCGTACATCTGCATATATGCACCTATCCAGTGTTTACGGAAGTGGTTGTAAATCTGTAATGCTTTTGGAAAATCAGTATAAGTGCTAAAATCTGGTGACATGATAAATCAGAACTGTGAAAGCATGTTTATGTAAGTGTCTGGGCTGTTCCATAATCTTTGAAATTGGTAATCGTCAAGAAAGAAATGCACGCCTTTCCCGGCTCTTTTCTTGCATGTCTTAGCTTGGTTGAATCCGATAAACTCGCACGGTTCATATTTTGTAAGTTGTATCTCTGGTATTCCGAACTCATTTACAATGTCGAATATCATTCGTTGCTGATTCTCATAATTCATATTTTCTTTATACATAAAAATAGCACCTCCCACGATAATTACATCTTACCGTCAGAAGTGCTATTTCATTGTCCCCGTTATTTGGTTTTATTGCTATTTTGATATTTATATTTTACCATAAAACATGTGATTTTTCAACTTTTACAGAATTGGACTGTATATAAGTTTTTTATATCATTTACTAGTCAGGAAAAAAATAAAAGATTTCAATTATTTTCAAAATCTTTTTCTCTTAATCTATATATTTATATTTTCAACTCTAGTCTTTGCTTTTCTTAATCATATAATAGAATCTTGGTCTTTTCTTCCTTTTCTCCACTTCCTACCGCTGTTGGGATGATGGTTGGAACACGAGAAAGTACCTATTAATATATGCTAAAATGTATGTCTATGTCATCACCTGTGATAACTACCTTTTCAACACACTCTTTTAGCACCTTGTTTTTCTCGGAATCCGTCAGTGTATCCCACACGTTGGACATCTCTTTTATTTTCTCTATCTTTTCTCCCCGTCCGGCTTTCTCCCGGATGTCTTCTGCATTTAGTTCTTCCCGTAGGTTTTTTAGTGTTTTTTCTTCTGCCTGGATAACATCCAAAAGCGTATCTGTACCGGAGTTACCGCTTGCATACAATGTGTATAAGCGTTTCAGTTTTGCTTCGCTTAGTGATATCTCTTTTTCTATCATCTTCCGAGTGCTTTCAGATTCATTCTCTTTTTCTTCGACATTAACGATGAATCGTTTAAAACAGTCCTCTACTTCTTTTTCTACCACATCTGCCCGCACTTTTTTATTCTTGCAAGGGTTACCTGTCTTAGATATATGCTCTTTCCCCTTGTACTGTGAGTAGCATACTATCTTGGTGTACTTTCCCCACTTCTGCATCCGCATTTTAGTACCGCATTTTCCACAGTAGCACAAACCGGTAAGCATATACTTGTTGCTTACATAAGCATTTGTGGATCTCTTTTTTATCTCTTCCTGTACTTCGTAGAATAGTTTTTCGTCTATGATCGGTTCGTGTAAACCTTGGTATACTCTTCCTTTATACTGTATCTTACCTACATAGGCTATTCTCCTAATAATGTTCGATACAAGCTTCTCCGAATGCATCCCGAGAATTTTTTGAATCCTGTCACACGAATATCCGTCCCGGAACATCTGAAAGATAGCTTTTACCTTTTCCGCTTCTTCCGGGATGATATGTAATATCCCATCGTTCCTGTCGTACCTATATCCGTAAGGTATCGTACCGCCACCCATCCACAGTCCACGCTTTACACGTTCCAACATTCCGGCTCTTGTACGCATATAGATAACCTCACGCTCATACTGCCCCATGACAGCATTAACTCCCAACATCACACGATCCATCGGTGTCTCATTCCGCAAATCCTCTGTAGCTGATACCACCTCTACATTGTATTTCGGTAAAAGCTTACTCACAAGCGTAAGAGTATCTACAACATCACGGCTCATTCTATCAAGCTTATAGATGTATACTGCCTGTATTTCTCCGGATTCTGCATCCTCCAGAAGTTTCTGTATGTTTGGCCTTTGGATATTGCTCCCGGAATATCCCCCATCCACATACCATCTGGCTATCTTCACGCCCCTTTTCTTGGCAAGTTCCTTTATCTTGTCTTCTTGGACATCAAGACCATACTTTTCGGTCTGTGCTTCTGTAGACACTCTCATATAACCTACATTTAATTTTTTCATGTCAATTCTCCTTTCAATTTTAAAAAAAGAATTGACCAAGATTCTATCAAGGTCAATTCTAAAATATCACTTATTTTTTGTCAACTTTTCTGAAAGAATCCTTTTTACCGCCTTGTTATGGATTTCATAATTCGAAAGTTCTTCTTTTGTCACCTGTTTGCCGTTCACATAGATTCTTACCATCCGCATCACTCCTTTTCGGTAGTATTCCCATGTTTATGCCTTTTTATTCCGAATAACCTTTCAGCCATCTTCCCATCGTCATGTTCTCCCCAAAGTATCCACCTGTACATTTCATCTAAGACTTTCCTCCGATACCCCTGGAAGTCTTTTCGTGCAATCGGTATCCAGTAACGCTTACTTATATAGTCGTATCCGATTCCCGTGATAAGCGAGAAGAACAATATCCCCGATAAGTCATTATTCGCATTTTGACACCATTTCAGTAATTCAAGCTGATCGTTTCCACGCATCCTCTGGCACTCATTCAACATCTTTTTTTCATCTTCTTCGCTTATGTAGTAGATGTCCTTATGTGCCCCTCTCAGATATTTATCTCTTACTCCGGCCATTAATCAATCCCTTCCTTTTCGCATATCCTAATACATCACTTTTGACCAAATAGTAGTTTTTCTTTCTTTTTACTGTCTTCTCCTTTGTTTTTTCTTCCAACGCATTCATCATTAAGTGTATCCTCTAAAGTCTTTTTCTCTATTCATAACTGTCTACTACCTCCAACTTCTTCAAGTTCTCGATAAGCCACGGTGAATCATCTGACCATTTGATCATTGGAAAATCAACATTGAAGTGTCGATTCAAACTTAAACAACAATCACCAATCCAATTCCAATACTTTTCCCCTTTTCTTGGCTGTGTTTCATATACAAACAACTTGCCATTTTTATCTCTTGCAATGTATTTACGCTTTTCTCTGAAATACTCCAAAAACGCTCTATCTCTCTTACTAATCACTGGCTTTTCAATGTACTCCTGCTCTACCCACTCTCTTATTTCCTTTACGCAATTAGGAGGTGCAAATAAGCATTCACTGCAAGCAATACTACCGCACTTTGCTATACGTTCACTTCCTTTAGTTACTGCAATACTATCTCCACTACAAGCAACCTCCATAATCTCTTTTTCAAACTTTTCTTTATTCTTCATCTCTCCCACCTTCTTTCAACTTGCGTTTAATCTCTTCTTTTTCTTCCTTGTCAAGTGTTCCGCAATAAATCCAATATGCCGAATCAAAACTTACAAATATGTCATTTCCTTCGAATCTAATATATTTAGGTTTCTTCCCAAAATGAACTTTCATCTTCTCACCCCTTATACGGTTCCGGCAACGGCATCCATGCAACAATTGTTTTTGCCGTGTGTTCATAGATTCCTTGAAAGATTCCATTTCTCCAATATCTCATCTCTGTTACTGTTCCGCTGTAAAAGCATACAATTACATCCGTGTTGTCCTCCGGCAACTTCTCACTACATGGAATCCATCGACTTTCTTTCAATGCATGTATTCCCATATCAATTGCTTCTACTGTCGGTTCTGACCAACCATATTCGAGATGTTTTACCAATCTATCTATTGCCTGTTGATTATTCATGCTTACACCTCCTCTTCTTTTGGAAACTGAAATACCTTAGGCAATACCCAGTAATTAGGTTGTACATAGCATTTGTTCACAATGTCATACCCACCATCCAGCTCCATTCTTGAAAGATACTTCTCTCTGCACATTTCCATAGCCTTAACAGCTTTCTCTTCGGTGGAATATTTTGCAATTAATGTATCCCTAAGTTTTATTGAGCTTAAATATATCTCAGTACCTACCCTTATCAAAGTTGTATGTTCATAAGGAACATCAATCGTTTCATCTTGGCTAATTATTCTCATTTTTTCTTACCTCTCTTTCGAAAATCTTTCTTGCAATATCCGGTTGAGCAGTACCCACCTCGTCCAAAACCAAATCTTTCTTTTTCTGCTTGTTTCCAATATTTACAGCTCATACATTTTGCATCTGGCTGTGTGACATTTGCTCCTATTCCGATTCTACTCATCTTCGTCCTCCTTTACATAATCCGGGCATTCTTTCATGTATTCATATTGGTCTAAATCATCACACAGAATAGTGCATTCTTCGTACTTCTCACATTCCAGGCAACATTTATGGATTCTTAGGTTTACAATGCATTTTAATTTACATCCCATTTATTCTTCCTCGCAATTCATTACAATCGTAATTACTTTTACAAGCACTTTCTGAATCTGATCGTAAATGTGGTGGTCATCACTGCCAAAGTGTGAACACAGTCTTGCATCATCTTTTCCTCTGTCATAGCACTCTTCCATAAACTCAAAGTAGGAATATTCTCCGAATTTATGTACTCCCACACATCAGAATCTTTCCAGTCAATAATGGGGTTTACAACCATTTTCTTTTTCTGCATACAGTGTTCGTTCATTCTCCGGCGTGCATCATTGTCATTCATCAGCATTACCGATGTGAATTTTTCTTTTGTGGCTTTCGTAGCTCCTAATTTTTCAAACTCTTCACGGTTTTTTCTCTGTACGCTTTCATCCCATCTCACACCAGTAGCGATAAATCTATTCGCACAACCTGTTTCCTTCAGAACCGCACAACAATATCGTGCTATTCGTGTCGGTGGAATTAGCTTCTGTGGAATCAATTTCCACATACTGGTTCTTTCTCCCTTATATGTCGGCATCTCAATCGCGCATTTAATGCCATCCATTTCCAGTTTTTTAAACACATCTCTAATGTGCCTTACTGTCTGTGGGGCATCTGCTGTCGTGTGGCTGTTGTGAACTTCAAACGGTATACCCCCTCTTCTGAATAATTCAAGCATCACATCCGAGTCTTTACCACCGGAATAAGTACATACAAGTGGCTTACCGTAATGGTATAAGCTCATTTCTGATGCAACCTGAATCCTTTTTATTGCTTTTTGTTCTAAATCCATTTCTTCACCTACGCAAATCTTAATTGTTCCTGTGTATCATCTATAATCAAGTTCGGTACTCTCTTGCCGACCTTGAGATACGGGCAATTCGCTTCTCGAAAGGAGCCGATATATCTTTGCCCGGCCGGAGCTCCGTACTCCTTTCTGTAAATTATTAATCCAAGTTAATTTTTCCACTCATAAGTTCTTGTAAAAGCGCATCTCTTAATTCCATCAGATATCTATTTTCCTCAAGATTGAGATAATAGATATGCTGTTTCCACATGTTCAAAATCATTATCAATACACTGGATAACTGTTCCTTTCTGTTGTTTTCGAATTTAATTTCATTTTTCTTTTTTGATGCTGTGAAATAATCTTGCCGTTCCAACTTTTCAGTACCTAGCTTTTTTAGCAAATCATTTAATCCAGAATCTTTCTGATCTTGTTTGTACAGTTCAATATCGAATCCCATTCCTTTTGCTATAGATTCATTTAGTGTTAATTTACATGCGTTCTTTTCTCGTGTAATTCTATTTATATCATTTACGATGTCCGCATAGCTTCTATGGATATATTCAATCTCTCCAATGTCCAAATAACGGCTTGCAAGAAGCGTATATTTGTTTTCTTTCAATTCTTCAATGGTTACCGGTTTGCAAAATTCAGGTATATTTTTCCTTTCTTGAATTGCTTCAATGGATTCTTCCATCGTTTCTTCGGTAATCACCTTAAATGTCTTCTTATACGTCCTGTTGGTGTGTGCTTTACCGCCATACTGTCCATTCTGTTCACGAACCTCTTCGCTATACTTTCTTCGCAAGTCCACCATTTCTGTTGTTGCAGTGCTTTTGTTTTTATCCAAAATAATAATGCACGTTCCAATTCCAGTAGATTCAAACATATTATCCGGGCAAATAATCACCGCATCCACCATGTTTTTCTCAATTAGATATTTTCTAATATCCATCTCTTCTTTCGTTCCACCACTCATTACAGATGCCGGAAGTAAGAAAACGCATCTATCATTATTTTCTAATCCAGTTAGAATAAATGCGAAATTTGCATTGCTTTCCGGTGGTACCACATAACAGTCAGAAAAACGTGGCTGAATCTGTGCAAACGCCGGAGCTTTCCATTTCATGTTGTATGGCGGGTTAGAAATTAACCCTCTTTTCATTTTGCCACCTCCCTAAATTTTCCGTATTTCTCACCTCTACTGATTTTATATGTATGAAAATTTTCTTTCTGTAACACATCCGCATGATGCACGGTGCATTCAATATTTCTTACTGCCATATTGAATAATAAAAATGGGATTACATTTTCATCAAATTCATACAATTCAAATTTTTGTTTGTTATTCATGCACCATTTTTGAATTGTCAATGCTCCACTTCCGGCACATAAATCTGTTATTACATCTGCATCTCCAATTAATTTCCCTATGAATAATGCAAGACTTTTCGGAGTGTAATCCTGCATTTTTTCTTTTCGATCTGCTAAGTAATACTGGTAGATCATTTGCAACCAGTCTACACTCAAATCCGTTACCAGATTGCAGAATTCTTCATATTTTTTCTCGTCATTATTTTGTACTGTATCCAATATTCTTTCTGGAAGTGTTTCTATATTTTCTGCACCGAATAAAAATTTTGCTTTTTCAGAAAGTTCTTTTAGTTCCATCATTTCACCTCATTTTCTCCTATATTGTGTTTACAAGAACTGTTAGTGCATTTTATCTTTCTCTTTCCCATATCATCACTTCACCTCGTTCGCCACCTGTAAGCACTGAATCATGTAATCTATCTTTTCTCCTGCGTTCATGGCTCTACTCCTTTACTACGCATCTACGTTCGCTGATTGCATAATATTTGCCATCGTGTTCAGAACAGTATTTTTTAAGTACTTCTTCTTTCATATCCGAAGTGATAATTGTTCCATTGGTTTTTTCTTCGTATACTACATTTCTTTTTTCATCCATGATTACTGCATACCAGATGTTTTCCGTCTCAATCGGCTTTTTCTCATGGTCTGCTTTCCACTTCTTGAGGCTTTCAATAACCTCTTCTGGATGATTGATTGCAAATTCTTCACAGCCACACTCTCCACTTTTTTCATAGGCTGGACAAACATCGCAATTGCTGTCTTTGCACATTTTTGCATACAGCCTAACAGCTTCTTCCGCACTCATTTCTTCTACTGGTTCAAGCATTTCATCTGTCCAATAGGCGACTTCCATTTCTTCTATTGCATAACTAGTAATTCCTACACCCGAAATTGTTACCGTCTTTCCTGCAAATTTTTCCATGCTTTTTGTAAGCATATTACTTCCATATATTTCATACGCTTTCAAGTCGCTTCTTACTTTTACCTTATCTCCAGCCTTATATTTCACTTTCTATCCCTCCTAAGCCAAAACTTTCGTTTCTTCTTTTCCTGTTTCTCTTTCTGTTTTTTAGACCACTCCGCAAGATATTGTTCCTGTTCCTGATCTTCCTGTTCCTGTCGTGTCACTATGTCACCTCTTTCATCAATTCCTCTATATACAGATCCATACTGTGAACCAACTTGATACAATTTCCATGCAATGCATGGTTCTTCCATGAATTATATTTCTCATAGAATTTTTCCTCCGTGAGTT